ATGCTCACCGACACCGCCTGCAAGAAGACCCTCTGCCCTGCCGACAAGCTGCGGCTGCGCCTCGCTGACTCCGGAGGCCTCTATCTGCAGATCGAGCCCAGCGGCTCGAGGCGCTGGTTCTGGAAGTACCGCTTCGACGGCAAGGAAAAGCGCCTGGCACTGGGCAGCTATCCCGAGGTGACGCTCAAGGCCGCGCGCACCGGCCGCGACGACGCCCGCAAGATTCAACAGCAAGGCATCGACCCCGCGCAGCGCAGGCAACTCGAGAAGCTCGAGCGCAAGGTCGACACCGACGCCAGCTTCGAGGCAGTGGCGCGCGAGTATCACAAGACCAAGAGTTCGGCGTGGAGCCCGCGATACGCGGAGCGCTGGCTCTCCATCATGGAGAAGGATGCGTTCCCCTGGCTCGGCAGCCTTCCCCTATCCAGCATCACGGCGCCAATGTTGTTGCAGGTCCTGCGTCGCGTCGAGGCCCGCGGCGCGCATGAGACGGCACACACACTGCGCCAATGGTCAGGCCAGGTGTTCCGCCACGGCATCGCCACCGGCCGGTGCACCAGCAACCCAGCACCCGACTTGCAAGGCGCGCTCGTGCCGGTGCAGGTCAAGCACATGGCCGCGGTGCTGGAGCCGGTGAAGGCCGGCGAGCTGATGCGCGCAATCGCCGCATACGCTGGTCAGCCTGCGACGCGAGCGGCACTGCACCTCTCCGCCCTCCTCTTTCAGCGGCCCGGCAACATCCGGCAAATGCGCTGGTCGGACCTCGACCTCGAGAAGGCTCTATGGACGATTCCGGCGGCGGACATGAAGCGTACGAAGACCGCCAAGATCAACGGACGCCCGCACCTGGTGCCGCTGCCAATGCAGGCCGTCGAGGTCCTTGTCGACCTCAAGCCGCTCACTGGCCACGGCCAGTACGTTTTCCCGAGCCTGCTGACCGGCGAGCGGCCGATGAGCGACAACACCGTGAACACAGCGCTGCGCCGCATGGGCTTCGACAACACTGAGATGACGGCCCACGGTTTCCGAGCGATGGCGCGCACGATCATGGTCGAACAGATGGACGTCGAGCCCGAGGTCATCGAGGCGCAGCTCGCGCATGGAAAGAGCGGCCCGCTTGGCGCCGCCTACGATCGCGCGGAGTTCGTGGTCAAGCGCCGCAAGATGATGCAGCTGTGGGCCGACCACCTCGACGAGCTGCGCCAAGGAGCAAAGATCTTGGCTTTCAAGGCTGCATAGCGGCGAAAGCAACTCGATGTTCACGCTCGCGAGGGCGCACGAGATAGCCCACAACGGTATCGAGATGGTCGAGACCTGCACGCACGCCGTCTAGGCGGGCACCTCGGCGACGATAAAACTTGCGAAATTTCGAAATTTCGAAATTTCGCAAGTTTTGCCCCTCAGCCGCCCCTTCGAGACGGCTTTTTCATGGGCGCGCTCACCCTTGGGACATTAAGCCGTTAGACTTACTTCGCGATTCCCATCTCTCTATCCTCCCTCCTCCGGGGATCGCCTTGCCCGCCTTCGTGCGGGCTTTTTCTCGTCTGGCGTTGACGTTGCCACCGGTCTCCGTGGACTCCCACAAATGAGGTACTTGGTTTGCACGTTGCGCGACTAGACTTTTGGACGCCCGGATGGAGGAGACGCCACGATGATGAAGACAGCCGCGCTAGGCCTTGCCCTCTGTGCAAGCGTCCTGGCTATCCCCGTAGATGCCCGGGCGCAGTCCCTGCCTGAACTGAAGTGCGAGGAGCTGAAAGAAGAGGCAATCGCGCCCATCGCAGCGCTCTGTAAGGCGCATATCGGCTGCGGCTATGTCCTGAACAGCCATCGTCGCTGTGCCGATGCCAAGGGCTACCTGGAGCGGCTGCAAAACGCCATCGGCGAAGGTACAAAGACGCTGTTCGGCTCCCGTAAGCAGATCACGCCGGACGCGATCTTCAAGGCGGAGCTGGGTGGGGAGGATCGAGCCAATGCACGCAGCCTGGACACACTACCGTTCTCCCAGCGCTGGACACAAGGCATGGATGCCGCAGTGCGCGAGGCGGGACCAGGCGACATTCTTTCCGGAACGAGTGCCGACGGAAGATCCTGGGTCTACTATGGCCAGGTCAAGGAGGGACAGCCGGACGGGTGGGGAACAAGAATCTACTCGAACGGCGAAATAGTGCGTGGGCAAACCGCTCCGAGCAAGAACGTGGCGGGACTCGACATCCTCTACCCCGGAGGAGATCGGTTTGTGGGATCGTTCAAGGAAGGCGTGCGCTCGGGGCAAGGCGTGCGAGCATCCGCTGACGGGGCCAGATTCGAAGGCGCCTACATCGGTGGTCGCCGTTACGATGGCAAGCAGTTCGGAAGCGACGGCAAATTGGCTGAAGAAGGCCGCTACGACAAGGACGTACTGTCCGTGGGCACACGCTATGACGCAGCCGGCTCTCGCACCGAGGTCAATCTTCCGGCCGCCCGAGAGGCTGCAGCGCAAGAGGCCGCAGACAAGGCACGACTTGCAGCACAAGCTGAACAGCAACGCAAGCGCGACGACGAACAGCGCAAGCAGGAGGCAGCCGCACAGGCCGAGCAGCAGTTCCGCACCAGCCTTCAGACCATGAATCCTGGCCAGCTGTTTGCCAAGGCCGATGAACTAAACGCCCAAGGCGACAGCGGTCGCGCTCGGGAAGCACAGCGGGCACTAATAGAACGATTCCCCAATCACCCGATGGCGGCCACTGTGGCACGCCAGATAGCAGGCCCGAGTCCATCCAGCGCCCCACAAGGCAATCGAGGGAACATCGGCACGCTTCAGACTCCCGCCAGCATACCAATAGCTACGCCTGGACAAAGCACCAGACAGCAAATAGATGGTGGCTCCGGCCTCGTCGTTCGCGCGTCGCAAGGTGCATTGACGCCGCCAAGATCAGGTGGACGTGCAATTGAGCCAGCAACGCTGTACGCGCATAGAGACCTCAATTTCACCTCCGGAGACGTTGGCTGGATCATCGCAACGAGCGCCCAGGAAGCGGCCAAAGCAGGCGAAGAAGAGTATGGTTATTCAAACTTGTCGCGAGCAATTAGATATGGAAAAACAGAGGACTACCTCGCCCTTGACTTCGGATGGTTTGCGTTCATAGATTCATATGCCGAAAGTGGGCAGTACCCCGGACACCTCTCGGACAACGCCAAGAGAGTCTGGGCCTATGCGGCAAGGTCTCGCGAGGAAGCCATTGCTACCGCGATTCGGGAGTACGAAAATGTTCGAGGCAGCACCGTTGCTCAGTTTGTTTATTCCGGCTTGATCGCGAAAATCGACAGACGTGACCGAGGACAGGTGAACTGCACGGTGTGCAAACCGGACATGCTCTATCGCAGCTTCTGCAGCGTGGGTGGCAAGCAAGGCCAGTTCGTGAGGTTCCTCAATCGAAACCCGCGCCTCGTCCCCTCTCAGTTTGAAGGAATGCTCTGTGAAACAAACGCGTCAATTCCGTTCATGCGCGCCCAAGAAAACAGCCCGCCTCCCGTTCTGAGATAAAACGCTTCGTGCCAGCTTCCAAGAAAATCCAGACTCGGATGGACCGATGGCTTTTGAACCACAGGTCTCCGTGACTCCCATGAACGCGGTATTTGGTTCACAGTACCGCCAGCTAGATTCTGGCTACTGCTTTGGAAAGAGGAGGACCTGCTATGTGGATCAGTCGTGTCTTGTTCGTGGCCTGCATGATGCTTGGCACCACCCTACCCGCATTGGCCGCGAACGACGGCACCGACAGCCAAACGCCGGCTCGCCCCTCACCGGCTGAATGCGAAAACCTGAGAGCCGGACTGGACCGAACATTGAATCTGCCCCCGTCGCCCTCGCAACAGGTTCTGGCGTCCGCCAGGTACATCCTCATGGTCAATCGCGGCTGCGGAAATTTCACGACGCCCGAAGCTCGTCTAGCCAGTCTGAGGTCGGCGCGAGACGACTACTTCAAAGCCTCAGCAGAGTGCAAGCGAACTGGTGGCGTCAATTGTGATCCCTTCGGTGCATCCGGCATGGCTCCTCAACGCCCTCAGGCGCAATCCCCTTCAGCGTCAAGCGACTCGTTTTCGGCAAGCACTCAATCACCGGGCCCGATGACACGGCAGACAGAATCAGCACCAGCGTCCCCACAAGGCAATCGTGGAGGTAGCGGAGCGTCGCAGGGGCGAAGGCTGACGCCGGAGAATGCAGTGTTGAAGCCGCCGAAAGGCTATGAGCACATCAAGTCCGCACAGTTGTACACATTCGACATTGGAACACTTGCCAATCCACAGTGGATCGTGGCGAAATCCAAAGCCGAAGCAATACAGATAGGGGAACGACTGTACAGTGGGCATGGAGGTTTCAACGATTGCATGGCTGGTCGGAGAAATGACTGTCTAAACCACGTCGAACTCAAATTTGGTTGGTTTGCGTTCATTACTTCCGCTCGACCAGGAGTAAACGACATTGGGGTGTATGTCGGCTATGCCGCTCCGTCGCGCCAAGCCGCCATTGATGGGGCGCTTTCGGTATACCGAGAAAATCGCGCGACCAATGGCCATGTCATGCAAAGCTTGGAGGTTGGCCTGACCTCTGAGATCAATTGGTCAAGGATCGAGCAAGAGCAAAAAGAGAGTTATTCCAAGAAGGATAAATCAGGACTTGTCGCGGTAATGTGGAAAATGAATCAACTGAACTACAAGACCCTCTGTGAATGGTATGGGGAGCGTAGCCGCAATACGGATCCCGAACCCCTCAAAGGCACTGTAGACGCCGACCCGAAATGCAAAAAGCTGTACCGGCCCGACGAAAAAATGCCAGAGCCGGTGTTAACAGTGGGGCGGTAAAACTGGGGCACTCCAGCATTCCGTCGGCGCAACTGATGCCGCACGAATTGTCACGGCACGCAAAATCCCCTATCTGCCTCCACCTGCGCCTTCAGCGCCTTCACTTCGCTGTCTCGGCGCGTGACGATGCTGCGAGCTTCCTCCTGAAGGTCTGCAGATCGAGCAAGTAGTTCTCCTGCTTCGCCAAAAAGGCTGTCGATGGCGCCGGGTCGATCCCCTGAATCTCTCGGGCCAGCGGCATGGGCTGCGGCCTCTTCGCGATCACGGGCGGCGAAGGCTGCGAAAGCGTCGCGCAGCCCTGCAGCGAGCTGGCCATTGCTGCGCTCAGCAGCGATACGAGCAGAGGTTTCTTGAGCGAGTGCATGGGTGAGTCCCTGTTGTGCGGCCGCATGCGCAGCCATCTTTTCGGACGAGCGTAGCGCATCGGCCAGAGCCACGCGGTAGCGATCCGCATCTTCCTGAGCGCGGCTGCGCTTCTCTGTGGCCAGAGCGGCCCGAGCACCCGCCGCGCGCGTTCGCTCAATGCCGGCAACGCCCAGCGCCGCGATGAGCCCAACGCCAAGCAGCCACAGCAGCGGTGTCCTGATGTCGGGAAGCCCGATCATTTGAGCCCCAGTGCAGCCTTGGCATCAGCCCAGAGCATCTGCCTCTCGCTCAGGCCGTTGAAGCCGCCGTTGATGCGCTTCACCACCGTCAGGAAGTCGCCCGCATCGGCGAATGCGCTCAGGCCCTTCGACTGCCAGAAGTACCCCGCGCTGCGCGCAGCGTCGATGGGCTGCGCCAGGCGGTCTGGGTCTGCGACGTAGTCCACGCCGAGCGCCTTGCTCAGCGCGGCGTAGTTCGCCCGGCCCGTGGTCTGCAGAAGGCCGCGGCCACGGAAGCGGAAGCCATCGCCCGGCTGCGTGTTGCCGATGTCGCGCCGGCCCTCATAGCGCTGCTGCGCGATGGTCGGGCCCCACAGCTCCACGACCCAGTGCAGGCCGCCCGACTCGTGGCCGACATTCGCGAGAAATGCCGCTTGGCGCCCCGCCGTGTCGATGCTGAACTCCGCCATTGCGGCCGAGAGCGGTTCGGCGAAACGCTGGGCACGGTCGATCCGCGCGCCTGTGCAGCGCGCAAGGGTTTTTGCGTCCATCATTTGCCTTCGAGTGGTGAATGGTCGGTGCGGGTTTCTGGCGGCGCGCCGTTGCGCCACTGGCGCCGCGTCACCTCGAGGTGAAGCACGATCCCGCCGATGCCGGCGATCTCGTACCAGTCGACGCGCCGATCCATGACCAAGTCGAGCAGCACGCCGCCCGCATAGACCGCCATGAGCGCGTAGACCAGCCACCAGATGAAGCGATTGCGCTTGCGCTGCATGAGGCCGATACGGCAGATGCAGCCTGCCAGCACCACCAGGCAGCCGGACAGGCCGACGACGCGAAGGATCGTTTCCATCATTCACCTCCCAGCTTCTCGATACGCTTCACGCCCGCATTGAGCAGCGCGGTCACGACGATCTGCGCGCCGTAGCCAGACACCAGGCTCGCGATGATCAACAGCGGACGCGACTCGCTGCTGACGAAGGCGAGCGCACCGGTGCCGCACGCGGCGCCGATCAGGGTGGACAGTAGGATGAAGATCACCGTGCGGACCTTGCCCATCGACTCGGACTGGTAGAGCGCGAGCAGCGCCCCCACCAGCGCCCAGAGCAGCGAGTAGTAGTCCACGCCCAGCAATGCCAGGGTGGCCATGGAGATGGCGCCGACGATCACGCCGGCTGTAGTGGTTGGTTCAGGCATCAGCTCACCCCATCACCGAACCGGTGATCGCGCAGCGCTCGCCGACAACCGCACCGCCGTGCCACGTCGTCGTACCGGCGAGCTGTCGCTGGAGCATCGTGGCGTAGTGGTAGCCCTCGGTCAGTTCCTTGGCCGCCGACGCCGTGATCGTTGTGTAGGAGACGTTGCTGCCCCCATCGGCGAACCCGCCGCCGTCTTCTGCCGCGACGCCGTCGAACCCGATTGCAGCCGCGCAGTTGTTCGCGCCCGTGTTGAGCAGCGTGAACACTGCCTTGCAATCAACCGAGTCACCCCAGGTCAGGAACTCGATGCGCTTCGTAGCATCGACCTCTGCAAACACCGTGTTGGTCTTGTTCGTCGGGGCAACGACCGCGTTTGACATGGACCGCGAGCGCTGGTTGAACCACGAGATCACGAAGCGCTGCGAAGGGGCATCGATGAATGCAGGCCCGGCGCCTGGGAAAACCATCCCCACCAGCGTTCGCGTCGCAGCGCCCGTCTTGATCTTCACGCCGGTGGTTGCGTCGAGCACCGGAGCGGTCGTCACTGCTTCCAGCGTCATCACCGTGCCGACCATGTAGGCGTAGATGTAGTAGCGGGTCGATGCGACCAGCCCAGTCGGCGCCAGGGTCACGCCGGCCGCGGGAATCACGCATGCTTCGTTGTTGATCGTGAGATACCGGCCATTGAAGCGAGACAGCAGGATGTTCGCGCCCGACTTCGTGAGCTGGCACTGACCGAGCGGACCGACACCAAGGGCTGCACGCGCGTCCACAGGGTTGCCTGTTGCACCCAGCAGCCCACCGGCCGAAAAGAGTGTGTCCCAGAGCTTCCCGATGCCCGTGCGAAACACTGCGTTCGACGGATTGGGGTAGGTGTCAGCGAGTTCAATTCGCGCGGGAGGGGTGGCCATGGAATTGCCCTTTCAGAAATGAAAAAGGCCTCCCGAAGGAGGCCCGAAGGTCGAAGGAAAGAGTGGGCTAATAGCCCTTGAGGGTCGCGTCGACAGTTGCCCCGCCGACCGATGCGTGCGCGGCGTTGTAGGCCGTCACTTTCGGCGCGAGGTTTGGCGATTTGGTCGTTTCTGCGCTGGTCGCGTTGCTGGCATTGGCTTGCAGGGTGATCTGGATGTTCTTGATCACCGTGAAAGGTTTGGTGTACGGAATGAGCGTGCCACCCACCCCCACCAGCAGATCGTCGACCTGCTCTTCCATATCGGGTGCATCCACCGTGAGCACCATCTGCTGCAAGATGCCTCGGTCCACGCCGGCCCCGATGGTCACGCGGAACTGGTAGACCTCGTTCTGCACGATCAGCTGACCCGGCCACGGCATCCAGGCGCCGGGACCGTCGTAGAAGGGGGCCGCATCAGGGCCATAGAACGGATCGTTGCCGGTCCCGTACAACGAGCCCGGCCCAGAAAGCCGGTAGTCGATGTGCAGGTCGACTCCTTGCATGACGGTGGCCAGCGTCATGATCGAGCCCGCCAAGGCCTTGGACACAGGGACTTCATTGGTCACGTAGACCATCTGACCGTAGGAGCCCGCCTCGTAGAACGGATCGAGATCCGCGCCGAAGAAGCTCTGATCGTCGGTGCCATAGAGCGAGTCGAGTGCATTGGCCGCCAGGTCGCCGCCCGACTTCGTGTACCCGTATTGGCTCTCGCTGACATAGACGTTGTCGGCGGCCCGCGTCACTGGGGTTGTCGTCGTCGGGATGTAGCTGGTAGGCGTCGCTCCCACTTCAACCTGCGTATATGCGACCTTCATGGAGTCGCCGACTGGCGCCGCGTTGGCGCTCCCCGGATAGATGTACAGCGCACCAGTGCTCGCGCTGACATACGTTCGGGTGATGCGGATCAACGTCGGGACCGTCGTAGAAAGCCCCGTGAAGTTGAAGGCCGAGCCTCCCGCAAACAGAGAAATAGCGCCTGGCCCTTCAAGAATTTCCGCCGAGCCACTACCCGCCGCGCCCCAGGTTTCGGCCGTCGAGTAGAGGCCGATCATTGCGCTGGTCTTGGTCCCGGCCAGTACCGCCACAGTCGCGACACACGTCTGGCCCGCCGTGACAGCACCGAAGTTTTGCCCTCTAACCTCGGAACTCCCGGTCGTCGTCTTGGCGACCTCGGCGAATGCAATGCCCCGATATGACTCGGCTGCGGCGTTGACCGCGCAGGCTCCGATCCAGCCTGCACCCGTGAGGTCTTGGGAGTAGCGAAGCAGGTTCGTCGCTTGACCTTCAATGAGCAGCTGCCCGTTCTCGAAGCGCGGCTCATCGACCGCGGCGGTCTGAAACACGCCGCCCGCAACATAGGTCGCGGTGGTCGCACGCTCTGAAGAGAAGATGTTGGCGATGGTGTATTGCGCATAGCGGCCTGCCGCCAACAGTCCCCCATCCGGCGAAGTCGGCCAGCCCAACGCCCTGAAGTCCCACTGTTCAACGATGTTGGCGATAGGCGAGTCGCCCAGGTCCATCACGATGTTTCCAGTCGCCAAGGACAGATTCCCCGTGGTGTCGATGGCCTTGCCCATGATCGTGACGACGCCGCCCGGGCGGGCCACCAGGTCGTAGGGGCTCTCGGTGATGAGCCCCGTGTGCAGCGGCGCTGCGCTACCCCAATCGAGGTTGTTTCCGTAGTGGAAGCGAAAGATGAAGCCGGCCAGGTCAGGCACGCGCCGCGGCAGGCTCCAAGACAGCACGCTCCCCGAGATCGACAGGTTCTCGATGTTCGGCGGTGGCTCAGTCTTGCCCACCACCTGGTGGATTACCTGCGGGCTCCAATCGCTGGCGGCGAGTGTGCTGCGCGTGCGTGCACGGATGATCACGAAGGCGAGATCTGCGACGCCCGTCAGCCGCGCCTCGGTTGCATCTCCCGGGACAACCGCGCTGCGCCAATCACCGTCAGGCAGGACGAGGAACTGAATCTCCACGGTGCCACTGGATGCGACCGACGCCTCCAGGACCGGCGCCCAGGTCACGCGGATGCTGTTCACGACCGTGCCGTCGGTCTGCACGATCAGTTCGCCCTCGCCGCTTGAAATCTCGGCAAGCACCGGCGGATAGATTTCCCACGGCTTCGGCAGGCCCGTGTTCGGCGCCACCCCCTCGGGCTGAAATGCTGCACCGTACTGGAAGATCGCCGCCGTCGTCTCCTTGAGTGTGAGCATCACATAGCCGTCCGGCATGAATGTGCGGCTCAGGATTCGGAATTCCTTGTTGGCCCAGCCGTAGCGTGACAGGGTCAAGGTCACACCGTCGAAGAGTTCGAGCGGATAGGCGCGCATCTTGAAGGGCAGCGTCACCGTCAGCGGATCGCGGCCGTCGCGCAACATGATCCCGCTGATGTGGAACGCCTGGCCGCCGTAGAAGACGGCGGGCATCTTGACTTCCTGCGACAGCTCCGCGCCATCGGCCGCCACCAGTGCATCGGACCGGTATGGCGTCAGCGGAGTTTCGAGGTAGTTCGCCGCCTGGTCCCAGATTCGGGCGGCCACCGTATTGATCTTCTCCGCGCGTGGCTTGTGGGGGCTGATGCCAATCGAGCTCTGCGACGCACCGCTGCCGCCCGAGCGCTGCACCACGGCCAGATCGGCATCCGTCAAGTTCATCACCGGCGCCTGGTACACCCCGGCGCGACAGTAGAACTCGCCGGCCGCAAAAGCCCACTCGCCCCCATCGCCTGCGACAGGTCATCAAGCACATCACGCGCCGGAGCCCCGAACAGAGTCACGAGGGCCGAGCGGTACATCTGCACCCAGTCGGCCCCGGTGTAGCTGATCATCAGCTCGCAATTGTTGGCTGCAGCGATGATGCGCAGCTCTTCGGCCAGGGTGAGGCTCTTGCGCTTGCCGAACTGCGGATGCATCAGGACGTGCCGCATGTGCAGCGCCGGGTTCTCGGTGAAGACGGTTGCACCGCTGCGGGCGTCGTAGCACCTTGCACCGCGGATCTGTGCCGTGACGTTCGGCAGGCCCGTCGGAAAGGCAGTCTCGTTGTAGACGAACTCGCACTCGATGTAGGCGACGCCCCGGGCACGATGGTTTGCCGTCCATGTGCCGGGCAGCAGCAGCTGCATGCGAGCATCTGCCGGCTGATCGGGCGAACCCAGGTGAATGAACACCCGCGCCGAAGAAATGAACTGCACCCACTGGTAGTTGACGTAGTAGGTGTACGCGGGGTCAATCGAGTTGATGGTCAGGACGTTTCCGCTCAGGGAAAAGTCCACCGACTTCATCTCGTACTCGCCACCCTCGGAGTTGTTCACCTGGCGCCGCGCCGTCACGGTGAGCGTATTTGCGACCGGCGTGTGCGCGAGATTGGTGACGGGGTAGACGGTCGTCTCTGACGCGCTTTCGGTGGTCGTTCGACCCCACGGCGCAGTCGTGACATTGCCGTCCACATCGAGGCTGATCGGCGTTTCGTTGAAGTAGATCTGCTCGACGCCGTCGATCTCGTGGCCGGCAAGTGCCAGCACGGAGATGAACACGGAGTTGTGCGGCGCGATGCTCGTCTGGAAGAACGCGGCCCCACCCTTTCGGGTCCGCCCGAGCACCAGTTCACGAGGTGCAAGAGCGTTCTGCGCGTTCACCATGCGGTCGGTCACGGACGAGTCGTATTGCGCTCGCTGCTTCCCTTCTGCTTTCCGCTGCTGCGCGCTGCTCAGAGCAAGGCCGCCCAGCAACGTGATCCCGGTGGCGTAGGCTCCCGCGTACATGATCATCGACGCGCCCACTGTGCCGCCGACTGCCGTGCCGATGGCGGAGATGACTGGTACAAGGACTTGCGGCATCAGATCTTCCAGGCGGCAGAAACCGCAGTCATTTCAAGCGCCACCAGGCCGTCGGGCCCGGGTGCGATGGCATTGACACCGTTGCAGATGCCGAGCAGGTCTCGGCCGTCATTGGCAAGCAGCACCACGTCGCCCACAGCCGCCATCAATGGCGGAACCGGCTGACCGAGCAGCGAGGTCGCAAGCGCGTGAAGCCCCCCGCCCTCTTCGATCAGGCGGCCTGCAGCCAGCGCCGTGTCGTAGGCCGGCACGCCTGCCATCGGATCGCTATCGGTGATCGCTGCCACCGCGCCAGCGGCGAAGGTGCAGCAGTCGTTCGAGCCCCAGCAAAAGGGCATGCCCAAGCGGGCCCGAACGTAGGCGGCAAACCGCTCTTGCCAGTCCGCGCGCCTCATTTGCCGTTCAGTGCGATCAGCCATTGCTTGCCGGCCCAGATGATGGGCTTCCCGATCAGAGAATTCAGGTACTCGAACGCCCGGTCGTCGGGGTAGATCGCTTGTTGGTCGACGTTGCTGTACGTCATGGGCGTGCCGCGCAGAAGATCGACGGCTGCGCTCTCCGCAGTGGCCGCGATGGTGCAGGTTTCACCGTCTTCCTGAATGGGCATCGTGTCGAGAGTCCCGACCCAATCGATCGGAGCCTCGATCACTTGCCAATCCTCATCAAGGATCGCGAGGCGCGTCGTCAGCGGCGTTCCCTGAACCACGGTTGCGTCGGCGAGAGCGAGCGACAGATAGTCGGTCGGTACGCCCGACATTTCGAGCTGCAGCCCCTTGATCTCGCCGGGCGAGTCATCGATCTGGCTGATGGTGCCCAGGCCCGCGGCGCCGAGGTATGTCACCCCTGCGTAGACCATGTTCTGATTCGACGAATTCAGCGCGACAGCAAAGCCGGGGAACTCCATGAGCACGAGTCGCGCAATGCGCAGCTCGGGAGCGCTCAACGCGGCGACGGCGGCAGGCGTGAGCGTCCTCATGGAACGGCTTCCACGAAGTCGAGAGAGGCGCCCTCGCCGTACCCATAGAAGAACTGGAACGACGGGGAAGACACCAGGCGAAACTCGACGGAAGGCTTGTTCCAGGAAACAGCCGTGCCGGCCGTGACGGCCCGGCGCAGCCGATTCACCAAAGGCACGACGATGACGCCCGAGCCATTCGCCGTGACATCCGTCGCGACCTGCAGAAGCAACCCGCTCACACCGATCATGTCGCCCGCAAGCAGCGTTGCGCCGGCCACGGTGTTGACGGTCAGAGACCCAGCGCCGGCCGCGGCTGCCTGTGCCGTGGGCGCGCCCCGCATCGTGCCGCGCGGCTGGCTGCGTGCCATGTGCCAGAGCAGGCAGGTGTTCGCCATGCCGCGCATTGCGCCGACGAACGCCTCTCGGGCCGCCACGTCGCCCTGCGAGCCCCGCGGTAGAACCGCGTTCGCGGTCCAGCGGTCGTTCAGCAGGTCGATAACCTGCTCGCTGCCGCCGAAAGGGGATGTTTACGCCCCTACACCTTGCCACGCTTGAGGTGATCCGCTCCCTTCGTCACGCGGTACACAGCACGCTTCACGACCGACTCAGAAACACCGTTGCGTTTGGCTAACTCGCGATAGGTCACCCCGCCCGCCCGGTACTCCGCTACCACCCGAGCCTCGTCTTCCGTCTCTAGGCTCCGCACCCGGCCAGGCTCCCTGCCGCGCTCGCGTGCTGCGATCTGCCCTGCAATCGACCGCTCCCGAATCATCGACCGCTCGAGCTGCGCCACAGCGCCCAACATCTGAACGACAAAGAGTCCCATGCTGCTCGTCGTATCAAGCGGCTCAGTCACGCTCTTTATCGTGGCCCCCACCCGCTCCAGGCGCCGCAATATGTCCAGCAGGTCAAAGAGACTTCGAGCGATGCGGTCGATCTTGTAGACCACCAGCACATCCCCCCGAGTCAGCAACGACAAACAGCGCGCCAGCTCAGGGCGGCCCTTTTGCGACGCGCCACTGGCCTTTTCCTGCAGGATGACGTCGCACTTCGCCCTGTTCAGCGCATCCAGCTGCAGATCGTTTTCTTGTTCCCGCGTAGACACACGCGCATAACCGTACATCGTCATAAATCGCCTCGCGAGGCGGGGTCACAGGCGCAACCTCCCTCCGGTTTGAAACGCCCAACCCCAACGCGCCTAGGCCCAGCGGCACCCAGTCTCAACCCGCCAAGTGCTCGTTTTGGCAGCCTAGTACATTTAGCAACATGAAGAAGCACCTGCTCGTCATCGCCCTCATCGCCGCCAGCCATTCGCACGCAGCGACCATCTACTTGTGCAAGGCCTACAACGGCTCGACTTTCTGGACAAGCGGAACCTGCAGCAGCAGAAACGCCTTCATTGAGCGGATCGAAAACGTCGCAGACGTGCCCTTCGAACAGCAGGTAGAGCAAGCTCGCGGAAACATGAACCGCAGCGGCAGCAGCGCGACCACGAACGCTCAAGCTGCAGGAACAGACCAGTACTGCGGCCGGCTCATCAACGAGCTCAACGAGATCGAGGGCAGGTACAGCAAGGGCTACTGGCAGCCGGTGGAAACGGTCAACCAAGATCAAAAACGGACCATTGCGATCCGCTCCCAGCTACGCGCCAACAACTGCCGGCTGCAATAACCATCGCTAGGCCGACACAGCCGCAGGAGATGACTCTTTGCAGAACCACAGTCGGTCGTTGAAGCGACCCGGACGAAGAGCCAGCACCGAATCGCCCTGGCGGTATTCGTAGACCAGCCCGATGAGGTCGGCAAACTCGCAATCAACGACGATAGATTCAATCGGCACGTCGACCACACCGATGCTGCGGCTAAACCTGTTCTCGTGCTTCGGCACGTCCTCGTAGTCCTTCAGGATGTACTTCGAGACATAGGCCGCCATCTTGGCCAAGCTCATGCTGTGCCGACGCGGCCGACCGAATTTGTCCTTGCCGCCGAGAAAGCACAAGCCGCCGAGGTCACCGACAACATCGCGCCAAATGCGCGTGCCAAGCTCGTAGCTTTTGATCCTTTCGCCTTTGTGGCTGACGTACGTCGCAAGCCGGTGACACGCGAGGTGCACATGCATCGAGCCTCGCTCTTGCGGTTCGAAAGCAGCAACGTAGCGGAATTGACCACCTAGCGCACGCTTCATGCGGCGCACCCATTCCTTGAAGTGCCTTTTGCAGAGCGTGCGGTCCGGCTGATTCTGCTTGTACGTGATGGTCATCATCTGATCGAAGCACTCGGTGATGATGCCGCGTCGCGCCGTGGTCTTCGAGCGGGCAGCAGATTTGCGCAGCACAGCCTCATCGCGCTCCGCCTGCTCCTCCGCGTCCATGGCCGCCCTCTTAAGCGCCAGTTTCTGCTCGTGCGCATCAAGCCGCAGCGAACCGGGCAGGCCATCGAATACGTGGTCATCGCCGGGTTCCCAGCCATCCGCCTTGAAGCCATGGTTGTAGACCTCAGACCAAGCGACATAGGGCGTCGCACTGCGCTCCATGACGCCGTTGCATTCCCACGTCCGGATCACCCACTTATCGGGGACCACTTTCCCTTCGAACTTGATCCCATTAACATATCGCTCCATTGGCATGGTTTCTCCTAAGTTTCGATGCCGATCCGACCCGGAACGTTGACGCGTTGCCGGGTCTTTTTTTGCCTCAGACCATCACGGCCAAGGCGGCGGAAAAGTAGCTCTGTTCCAAAGTGTTCTAAGAACAAGTTAGGCCGCGCTGCGCGCGGCCTCGGCTGGCGCTTCGCGCCTATCCTTCGGCCCCCGCACGCGGCTGCAATTGCCATGGCCACACGTTGAGCACGGAAGCCCGCAGCCGCGGGCGTTTCTCTGGCCGGCCAGAGACAAGGCAGGGGCACGTAACCCACATCGCACCAGAGAGACGATGCCTCCGCCACAAGGGCTACGGCGTTTTGCTTTGCAGTAGTGAAGGCGCTGGCGCTGGGGCACGTAAAGAGCGTCATGCCGAGCGAGAGCCGGCCAGTGAATGCAGTGATCACCGCTTTGCGTCCCGCATTCCCACAGGATCGCGACGACCAGGCGCATCGATGATGACCGCCGATGGCGCTGGCGCAGCCTCCATGACGGGTTTCTCAAACAACTGAGTGGTAGGCCCCACCTGCGCGACCTTCACCTCCACGTAGGGATCAAAAGGCGGGTTGGCGAGCCACTGCCGGCACTCTGCGTCACTCAGCTGCGCGACCGTTCCCTGTTGCGTATAGCAACGCACGACCTTGCCCATCACATAGCCCGCAGCGATGCGCGGCATCACCGTGACTTTGCGCAGCTCATCAAACGCTGGCGCTGTCTCGGGACGCGAGCTGATGCGCGGAATCCAGTCGACACGGTCATCGATGAGCCTCGGCCCAGTGTCAGCCGTCGACGTACCGACGACCTTAGCCAAGCCCGTCGGAGCAGCGGCACCAGTAGCACCAACGCCGAGCGCAGCAGCTGCACCGGGCTTGGCAATGATGGTGTTCCAGATGCGCCACCCCATCACGCCAACAGCGACGAGTGCGGCCACCATCACAACGAGCATCCACGGAAACGAGCGCACCGGCTTGACGTGCAAGCTGCTCGACTTGTAGTCCTTGAAGATCGCCTTCGGCAGGCGATACCGCTTTTTAATCGGCGCATTTTTCCAGGCGGTACGACAGTTGTCGGCGCACTCGGGCCACTCATACCACCAGCGGCCAAGGACACCCAATTCACGAAGGTGGACATGCCGACCAATGAGCGCGCGGACATTACTGTCCACGAGGTTCGGCCCCTGACTGATGATGTAGAAATCCAAGCCGCGATGCCGGTGCGTTTCGAGCTTCGCCACCGAGTCAGGCACCTTGTTCCCGGGGCCTCGCGGGCGCCAGACGTTTTGCACCTCATCAATGATGATGACGGCACCGTCGGGCACATCGTTATGCCAGTTCGCCGGGTCCGTCAGCTCAGTGTGCGGAATCTTCAGCTCGGGAATGCCGAACACGAACATCTGCCGATCCTTCGACAGCTCGCGCAGCATCGACACGAGCGCTGCAGTCTTACCAGTGCCTGGTGCACCGCTGATGAACGTGATCATTGCGTACCGCTCTGGATCGCAAAGCGCTTGAGCACCATCCAAGCAAGGCCGGACATGATGCCGCCGCTGGTGATGGACATGAAGTCAAAGAACCCGGCCATGGCGAGCAATTGCGCTACGTCGCCAGCCAAGCCCGCGAAGGCGGTTTTAGCGGCCTGTAGGCCCTGCTGCAGGGCCGTATTGGCGCCAACGTAGGTGACGGTGCCCACGCCCATTGCCGACAGCACACGCGTGACGATAGGCCAGCTGATGCGGGCGATCCAAGCGGCTATGCCTTCCATGAGAACAACTCCTTGCGTGCATCCCAGACTTGCATGACAACGAGCGCCCAGCCGAGCGCATGGATGAAAAGCTCAACGTCGTTCATGTGTCTTTCCTCGCGAAGCCGAAGAACGTGAGCGCAGCCGAAAACCAAGCGAGCGCAATGACCATCGGGCGAATCCCACTGGCGAACAAGCACAGAGGTTCGTAACTGAAAGCGATAGGACCAAAGCTCAGACTCGCGGTCTTGTCGGCGGGGCAACTTGCAGTAGAGGCACCCCAGCCGCCATCGGGCGTGATCGCGAGGTTCTTGTTCTCGTTTGGCACAGGCTTCGCTTCAAGCTCATCGGGCTTGAAGACCTGACACGCAATGATGTCGGGATGCTCTTTACACAGGTCGAACTGCTCTGGCTTCTCCCCATTTGGCGAGCCCGAAGTCACAGTCTCCGGCCCTGTCATACCCGTGGGACTCCCAGTCACGATCTCCTCAGGCCGACCATCAAGACGGAATGGGTCATCCACCGTAGGCGCTGGAGAAAAGCGGGTGACCGGTTGCCTGTATTGCTGCGGATTCGTATTCGGCACCGGCACAGGATTGCCCTGCGGCACACGCACCGGCTGCGCCTGAGGGTCTAGCCCCGGCGTGGGATTAAAGATGAATGGCGCCTCCGGGTCCAATGGATACGGGACTCCAGGCGGCAACGTTTCCGGCAATGGCTTCGGAGCCATCGCGTCCTCAACCTGCTCAGGGGTCACCGTCTCCACAGGACGCTGCTGCAAACAGCCCGCTGGAGTTACATACCAGCCCACTGGACATGCAGAGCCACGGCGCGTCAGCTGCCGCGTGAAATCGGGGTTAACCACCTGAGCAGGGTTCGAAGCAGCAACCAACACCGCGTGACACGTGTAGCCGCTATCGACCGTGAGCGAGCCCGGCCGAATCTTTTGTCCCGTGCTGGTGGACTGCTGATTTACAGATACCTCCCAATCAGCACAGGCAGGCAGTTTTTCAGGATGCCAGACATTCCACGTTCCAGTGGGATAGGCAGCGTACTCAAACCCGTCAGACTGCGGCGCCTCAAGACCAGGGCCACAAGTCCTAACCCACTGATTCCCGCTTTTCTCAAAGCAGTTGGCAGCAAGCCACGCAACAGTAAGCGCCAATCCGACACCCGGAATCAAACCACGCGCAGCAGCACCAGCGAGCGACCGAGCAGCGCCAGGACCAAGCCGGAAAGCACCACCCACTACAGGACCACCAGGAATCTTCGGCCCGGGTCCTCGCATGATGCTGCCCAACTGCTGCGCGGCCGTCGGCGGCGTATGTGTCCACGCGCCCGGCGTGCCACCAAAGCCGGGAGGCGGAGACGGCGACACGTATGCACATGCTGAACCACTGCCGAGCATAGCCACCAACGCGACTATCGAAAGACGATCCATGCAGCCCCCAAAATTGCGAGGCAGACGAAGACCGCCTCAGGTGTTATGGCCATGTTGGTTTCCCCAGTCATGCACAGCAGTGGCGACGAACTTCACAGCCCACACCGCAGCCCAGACGGCGACCACCAACCATGAGAGATCGACCGCATCACCTGCGGTCAGAAGGCCGCACGGTTGCGCGGCATATGGCGACGTGACGACGACGGGAGAACCGCCACCGACCGGCGCGAGGCTGTACGTGATCGATACACCGTCTACGGACGATGCATTGACGACGTAGCTCACTTCGCCCTGACGAACGAAGGAGCCGACTTGCGACGACGCAGAAGCCGCAGCAGCTGCCGCCGCCGTGTCGTAGCAAGCCGAACCGACCTGATAGCTCACAGCACCACCCCAAAGCCGAGGCGCGCCACGAGCGCGGGAGTAGTGCTGCGGGCCATCACAGACCCTTGCGCATGAACTTGAAAGCGAACAGCGCGATCACGGCCACGAGGACCAGCGTTGCGACGGACACGCCGTCCGACTTCGCTTCGCCGAGCGACGTGCTGACTTCCGTGGGCACGGCAGCGAACACCGAGGTTGCGAGAGCGCCGATGCCAGCGATTGCAGGAGCCGCGAGCTTGCGGGCACGAGTGGCCATGTGGCCGATTGCGAACTTGTTCATTCAGAACTCCTCTGGAAGGCGTCCCCGGAAATCGGGATTGCGCCCGAATGCCCACGGCGTCTCGCGACGTTGGCAGGCAGTCAGTCGAAATCACTTGCAAACGAGAAAAGTACCGCCGCTGATCAACGCGAGGTATGTGGTTTTCACAACCAACGCAGAGCCGCACACCGCAGCGACCGTGACGAACCCAATCACCGCAACACCGAACGCCCCAAACAACCATTCCCCCAAACGATCACCGAACTCCTTCAGCATCGCGGATCCTCCCAGCGCATGGCGGGCACACGCGCATGCACACGACGGCGCGCACGCTCGATCAGCACACGCGACTCAGCCCGCTCACTCGCGGCCCAGATCAAGCCGCACGTCAGCAGCCCGAGCAGCAGCCCGAACAGCATTGCAGCCACGAGGTGCTCGGGGGTGAACATCAGGCCGCCGCCTTCGGTTGTTGCGGTACGCGTGCGGCAGCAGGCGTGAAGCCGGTGAGCACGGAGACGATGTCGCCCTTGGAATCGCCCCAGTCGGCGACGCGCAGGGAGAACGTTGCAGCGAAGAGGCCCGTCTTCACTTGGTCGCGCAGCTCGGGAATGATCTGATCGCTACGCAGCGTGCCGACCGTGACCACCTCGTTTTTGTCATTGCGCAGCACGCAGCGGGCCGCGAAGTGCGTGAACTTATTGCCGGTGCGCTTGCTAGTGCGCTCCTCGTTTTCGACAGCGAGGACTTCGATGATGGAACTGAATTGGGACATGTGGTGCTCCTAGATGACCGCGTTTCGCGGCAAGACTCTGGCGACGTGCCAGCCGGAAGCCCTCGACTGAAGGGCTACGAGCTGGCGGGTCAGAACAGCCTCCGCTGTATCCAGAACTCGCGACGGCAGATGACTGCCCAGCGTTGACCGGGGGTCACGACAGCCATTCCCTGCGGTCAGCGCTATAGCCGTCCGCCCGTGCCCAAACGAACGCCTCCCCGGGAGCGAAGACCAACGGGACATGCGACCCTGAGGGCAACCAGTCGGGGGCATCGAGGCACTCACCGGCCTGCCAATCGAGCCACCAATCGCCATCAAAGCCCCCTGCTGCGAGACCGAGAGAGAGACCACGACGAGGCTCAAAGACCCCCTCGAATGCAATGCGGGTGTCCACCCCCACCCCGGGCTCAGCAGGAGCCGGCAAGCTCAGAACCGAGCCGTTAGCCGAAGCAGGTGGGGGAGGACAGAGGGGACGTTGCGCGAACGCAGCGAAAGAGATTTGGTGCATGCCGGCTCCTTGATAATTACCAGTGCCGGATAGCACCGATACCAATTTCAGGTAGCGGATATTACCAATCGATACCAAAAAAGGATATCGCCATGTCTCTAGTTTTTTCTATCGATGCCGCAGCCGAGATAGCTGGATCGCAAAACAAGCTGGCGGAGATGCTCGGGATCAAGGGCCCGAACCTGTCGGAAATGCGCAACGGCAAACGTGCCTGCCCCATTGGGATGAGAGCCCGCATAGCCACCATCGCGGGGCACGACACCACTCGCGCCATCCTTGAGGGACTGGCGGACAAGCTCGACCCAAACGACGAATATGAGAAACAGGCGCTGCTGCAGCTGAGCGCACTGATCAACGCCTTTCCGGAGGAAGGCGAACATGAAAAAAACCCCGTCAATCCAAAGATCAACGGGGCTTCATCACATTGGCGGAACCGGAGCTAAACGCACGCTGAGTCACGGCCAGGGTCATCGAAAACGATTCCGGCCGGAACGCGGGAGGAAGGGCAATCAGGGTCATGCCGAAACACCCCCGTATTGCCGGCTGCGACCAAAGCCCGCCAGCATGCGGCGCTCGGACCCTGCGACCGCCTGGCGAACCATGCTAGCGGTCGCAACGTCGCCCACCGTGAAGTTCTGGTGCACCACGATGGTCTGCCCACCGCCGAGCGCGTTGTTCGGCACGATGGTGCCGGGCACACTCGGCACGAACAGTTCCGGGCCGCGCTCGCCGACGATGGACGCCTTGCCGACCGGCGGGCTGCCGCCGTCCGCGAAGCCCAAGCCGCTGAACCAGCCGCCAACAGTTGAGAAAAGCTTCGACCAGTCGAGCCCGCCGCCACCATCACCGCCACCGCCTGCAAGGCCCCTCACCTTCAGGAGATCGCCGAGTTCGTCGCCCTGAAAGATTCCTGCAAGCCCTCTGGCCATCGGCCCGGTGATCGTCCTTTGAATGGCGATGCGGGCGAACTCCGCGATGATCGAATCCGCGAGGCTCTTCACGTCGCCCTTGCCCTTCACCACGAAATTCACCAGGGCATCCTCGGCGCCCTTGATTCCGTCGCCGAAGGCCTTCTCGGTCGTGGCGGACACATTGGCGATGGCATCGGCGTAGTCGGACAGCGCCGAGGTCGCGCCGTTCTTCCAGTCGGCCTCTTTGGACTTCAGCGCGTCGAAGTAGCGCCCTTGTGCATCCAGCGCTTCATCGAGCGCCTTCTTGATGCGCTCAACGTCATCACGATACTGCTGCGAGTTCAGCGTGCCGGTCTTGCCCGCGTTGTCCGCTGCGTTCCGGCTGTATCGCTGAAACTCGGCTCGAATTGCCCTTTGCGCCTCGACTTCCTCGCGCGCACGACGGCCGAGGCCGACCGCGCCAAGCTCTCGCGTTGCCTGCTCGTCGCGAGATTCCTGACCAGAGACGATAGAGGCATAGATCCCGTCCATTTGCTGGCGGTACTGCTTCGCGTCGTCGGCCGACTTCCTGACGATCTCTGCGATCTTCTTTTCGAACTCCAGCTGACCCGACAGGGCCGCGTTCTTTTCGAGCTGCGCGCCGATGGCGTCCTTGTTTGCCAAGAGGCTGCGCTGCTCGGCCGTCAGGATGGACTTCTCTTTCAGGTCGGCCACGAGCTTCGTGAACTCGACCTGCTTCTTCTGGGCGTCGGTGATCTTGAGCTCGCCATCGAGCTCGCTTTGCAGGGAGGCCTCGGTCTGGCGCAGGTTCTCCAGCATCTTGGTCGCTGCGTCGTCCTGGTACGCCTTGGGCGCCGACCCCTTGGGCTGTTTCTTGTCCTTGTATTTCCCTTCGATGTTGGCGCGCAGGCGCGCGTAGTCCTCGGCCTTCAGGTTCACCAGCTTGGCGTCGCGGTCCAGCTGTTCGATCTCTTCCTTGCGCTGCTCGGCGCGGGTGCGGGTTTCCTTCTTCTGGTCGGCCAGGCGCTGCGAGGCGGCGATCTGGGCCTGCTCGGTGCGCTTGCGCTCCCCCTCGGCGGCCGTCGTCTCCTGCTCGCGCAGCAGCTCGCGTGACGCCGAAACGACATCGTCTTTCGCCTTGCGAAGCGCCTCGGGCGTGCTGCCGTTCTGGTTCAGGAAGGCGACGCGCTTCTGCGCATCCATCAGCCGGTCGGCTGCCGACTGCTGGGCGCCGATGCTGGCGACACCGTTGGCAATGGCACTCCACATGCCCGCGGCAACGTCGCGCGTGAGGCTCAGAGCCTTCGACAGGAGGCCAGCCTGCGCCTGCACCTTCTGCATAGCCGCCACCGAGGCTTCCGCGCGGGTGGCCTGTGCCAGCGCTGCAGCCTCCTCCTTGCGCCCTTCTTCTTCCAGGGCCCGGATCTGCTCGAACGTGGACAGCGTGAGGTAGTGCAGCGACTCGTTCAGCTTGGCCGATGCCTTGGTCGGCTCTTCCCCCAAGCGGACGTATTCCTCGACGGCGTCCTTCACCGACGTGCCCATGACCTTGGTCTGGGCCACGACAGCAGTTCCCACCGACTCCATGACACTGCCGGCGATGCGCCCGCTCGAGGCGAGCGCGAGCAGCGCGTCGGTCGCCTGCCCTTGCGTTCCGATGATGCCGGCGATGCGCTGCGACATCGAATCAAGCTGCGACGCACTCTGCCCCGCATAGTTGCCCGAGGCGATCAGCGCCTTGTTGAACTCTTGATTGCGCTCGGTGGCCTGGTAGTAGGCAAACGCAAGCGCGGCCACCCCGGCCGCCGCCAGGCTCACCGGCGTGATCATCCCGCCAATGTACGAGCCCAGGGCACTGGCCGCCGGGCCGATGCCGCCGAACATGTCCTTGAGCTGCCCGCCCTGCTGCAGGAACACGGTGAGCGGCGCCTGGCCACCCTGCAGGCTGGTGACGATGTCCGTGACCTGCGCCGGCACACCACGCAGGGCTGCAGACGTCTGCGCGGCCGATATGCCCATCCTGCTGAAGGCAGCGGCGCCGGACTTCCCGGCGCTGTCGAACTCGGCGCGCAATGCGGCCATCTTGCTGGCGACCACCGAACGCGCACGCTCGACCTCGTCAGCAACCCCGGTCGCCCGGATCTGGTTGAACGCCTCGCGGATCTTCTTCGCCTCGTCCACGATGGCGCTGTTCGGGCGGATGCCGAGGGCTCCGAAGCCGTCGCCGATCCGGCGCTGGTCGTCCTGAAGCGCCTTCTGCTTAGACAGCGCGAGATCGAGCTGGGCGAGGTACGGCTTCAGTGCGTCGGTGTTCACGCCGCGCTGGCTGGCCAGCGAAGCGAAGTATTCCGAGCCCGATTTCTTGCCGGCCTCGGCCGCGGCGGTCGCGCGCTGGATCGAATTGATCAGGCTCTTCGTGTTCGTGTCGACCTTCGAGGCGGCTTCATCGCTGCCCTTGCCGATTGCGGCGATGCCCTCGGCCGCCTTCTTGCCCTCTGCTTGCGCGTGGACGCCAATGTCCGACAGCGTTCGCTTGACTCGGACGCCGCCGGCCTCGACGCCTGAGGCATCGACGCCCATCACGATCTGTTTCTTGAGATCAGTCATCCGAGCCCCAAAAGAAGAAACCGCCCGGAGGCGGTCTGTGTGTGCGCTACTTGGCGCGCATGAAGTCGAGGGCCGCCCGCTCCATCGTGCGGATGTCCTCGAAAAGCCGGCGCCAGTCAGCCCGAGGCACGCCTGCCAGGCGCAATACAACGGGCAGCGCGCAGTAGTTCAGGCCGGTGGCGCCTGAAAAGCTGGTGTTCCACTGCGTGCCCATGCGCCCGAAGACCCCGGCGACCACCTCGTGTTCAGGCCAGCAATCGACCTCCAAGCTGGCTTCCTCTACGGTCAGCCCGATGTCCGCCGCCTCCTGCGGCGTTGGGTCGGGTGTGTAGATGGCCCGCGCCAGCTCGATCAGTTTTTTGCCCGGGCCTTGATCAGTTCGCGGATGTAGGTGTCGCGGATCGCCGCAGGCGCGGTGATGTAGCTCTGCGCCATCAGCTTGACGTTCTCTTCGTTGAAGGGATCGACAAGCTCCCAGCCGGAGGCCACGGCGAGCACCTGGTCTTCAAGCGTCAGCTCAGCCAGCGACTTGATGAACTCGTCCATCTCGTCGCGGGTACGGTGCTTGAAAACGAACTCGACTTCGACAGCGTCGGAGCCGGGCTGCATGATCTCGACCTTCGCCTTGAAGGTCGGGTTCGGCTTGAGGGTGAGGCGTGCCATTACGTTGCATACCGGATGAGCTTGCCCACGCTGGTGAACGTTGCGGTCACCGCGTTGATCTGGTTGGCCGTCAGCTTCGGCTCGCTGTCGAAGCCGACATAGACGTTGTAGTAGATGGCGCCACCCTGCGGCAGCGCGGCACGCAGGATGCGCGGCAGGCCGTCGAAGTCCGCTGCGGACAGGATCGCGTTCCACGCCAGGCTCGGGTCGTCCGCGAGGGTCAGCGTCAGCGTCTTCGCGTTCTTGTAGGTCGGTTTGCGGCGCTGCGTGCCGTCTTCCAGATAGACCCAGTCGACAAACTGCTGTTCGCCGCCCGAGCTGTCGTTGCCGAGCACCTGGGAGATCTGGGTCCACGTCAGCACTTTGCGCACCGAGCCGACACCACCAAGTGCGGGGTAGGCCTGCACGTTGGTCGTGTTGTAGCCCTCCAGGCCGAACGTGCCAGCGGTCGACAGCGAGACACGCGAGGGACGACCGTCGAGCCCCACCCAGCCCGACGTCAGTTCGAGGATTTCACCGTTCACGAGGCCGTGCGCCGCGGCGGTGGCGACCGGCGGCGCGGCGTTGGTCAGCGCGGTGACGGGGATCGCCGGCCCGTAGGTCGCGGCAATCGAATAGACAGTGCCATTCGGAAGGAATGCAGACATTTTGTTTCCTTTCAAGGAAGAGAAGCCCGCCGAAGCGAGTGGCCAGGCCCGGAGCGGGCGAAAAAAAGCCCGCTCGAGGCGGGCCGGGTTGAACTGGGTGGGTGTGGGCCTATCGGGCCGACCAGATGGAAAAGTCCTGCTGCTGGCCGAAGAGATCGACCAAGGAGCCATCGACATCGATGGGCCCGCCCAGGGCTTCGGCCTGGAAGGCGGTGGCAAGGACGACGGCGGCCTCGACCTGCAGGGCGAGCGCCGCGACCTCTGCTTTCGTCTCGGCCCAGGTGTTGATCTGGAAGCGCCCGTTCTTCTTCGAGGGCATCGACTGGCGTTCCAGGAACGCGACGGGTACGCCCCCGGCCTGCTGGTAGGTGGCATAGGGCGCCTGAACGCCCTCCGGCGCATTGGTCGCATAGACGCGCTCGCCGAAGATCGGGGCAAGTCGGGCGATGAGGTCGGCTTCTACGGTCATCCCAGCTTCTCCAGGGCGTCTGCGATCCCCTTGTCGAGGACATCGCTGGCCGCCTTCTCGGCAGCCGCCACGCGCGCGTCGTAGCTCGAACGGATGAACGGCTGCGCCGGCACCCAGTGCGGTTTCAGCGGGCCGTTCTTGCCCACGACCTTGGTCCAGTGGCCGTTCTCGATCAGATGGCCGTGCGGCGCCTTCCGCGCGTTCCAACTGACGTGATAGGTCGCCGCTTGCGGCGTGCTGTGGTCGGCGCTGTAGGCCTGATAGATAGACCCCTTCAGCGCACCGGGCGGGATGACTCGACCGCCCTTGCGCTTGTGCCCTGTCGCTGCGACCGGAACACGACGCAGCACCTCGTCGTAGAACACCTGTGCACCGGCCTGCGCGGCCGGGCGGACGAGTTCGCGAGCGTCGAGGTCCAACTGGTCGAACTCGGCCATCAGTCCGCTGGCGTCGAACGACATAGTGAAGCCGTCAGCCATTGTTCAGCCCTTGTTCGCAGGCGAGGTACACAAACTGGCGATTTGTTCGGTCGGGAAGCACCGCCGTGATGTCAAAAACCTTGTCATCGTGTAGCACGCGCATGCTGGCAACAACTCCAGGCAAAGCGCGAATCAGGATCGAGGCACGAACCATTGCAGCCGGCGCATCGGCACGCACCACTTCGAGCCCGTTAAGGTACGACACATCAGCCCAAACGGTCGTTGCGAATGGCACCCAGGCCTTGACGACGCCACCAGCCGCGTCCCTAGTGGGGATCAGGCTCTGGATCTCGATGAGGTGCCGAAGCTTTCCTGCTCTCACGGCATCATCACCCGACGGTCGTGACGAAGTAGCGCCTTGGCGCCGTGCGGCAACTCGACGGCAGTTGCGCCCACCACGGCATCCTCGCGGTTTTCGAACAGATGCCCCAGGATCAGCAACACAGCCGACACGATGCTGGGATTCACCATGATGCCGTTCAAGACTCGTGTTCCCCGCTCGCGCGCTGCACGGTACTGCGTCTCCGCGATGTTGAGCGCATCCCCACGGTCGCTAGCGTTCTCGATCAAGGCTGCCGCGGCGACCGCCGCTTCGTAGGCCTCGCGCGCGGCCGTCAACGCACCGGGCAGCGCGGCAACCGCTGCGCCCATGGCTGCGTCGTCCGCATAGATGGCTCGATTCAGATACCGCGCGGCGTGGTCTTCCGCACCCGCCATGTACGGCTCGATTTGCTCCTGCGGATACGTTGGGCCGACGCGCAAGTGCGCACGAGCCAGATCGAGCGTGATGACAGGCATGATCAGCCCTTGGCCTTCGCCCTGGGTTGCTTGTCGTCGGCTTCTTCCAGGGCACCAAGTTCACGCGCCCCGGCTTCGAGTTCCGGCGGGCATTCGTCACCTGCCTGGTACTCGACCGGGTAGATGTCCCCATTGGGGACACCCTTGAATGGCTTGTTGAGCTTCATGGTGTCCCCCTGCTTACGCCGCGACCTTCAGCGCGCGCATCGGCTCGGGGTTATGGACGCCACCGCCGACACGCTTCGTCGTGTAGAACAGGACGTAAGGCTTGGCGGTGAATGGATCACGCAGCACACGCACGCCGACACGGTCATACACCGTATAGGTGCGCTTGAAGTCGCCGAACAGCAGCGGCACCGAGTTGGCGGCCACGTCAGGCATATCCGGCACCTCGGTGATCCCGAAGCCGGCCAGGGTCGCAGGCTGGCCGGCCACGTAGGACGGCTGCCAGAGATAGTTGCCCTGGCCGTCTTTGAGCTTACGGATCGTGCCCTGCGACTTGCGGTTCATCACAAACCCGGCATTTGCGGTGAACGCGGAAGGCAGGTCATAGATCAGATCGACGATGCCATCCGAGGTGATCGCCGCCGCGGCGCCGCTGTTTACGGCCTTGATCGCGCCGAACGGGTGCTTCGCCGCATTGGCCCCGCCGGTGACATAGGTCAGGATGCCGAACGGCTTGTTCGCACCGTCGCCGGAGAAGAACGCCGCGCCCTCCTGCTTGGAAAACTCGGTCTCCACTTCGCCCGCGAGCCACGCTTCGAGATTGATCGCCGAGTCGTCGAGGATCTGCTGGGTGGCGGCGGGGTTCGCATAGATCTCGCCCCAACCAAAGCCGAGGGAAGCGAACGTGCCGGTGCTGGTCTGAGGACGCGCCGCCGTCTCTCCGACCCAGCCCGATGCAGTGCCGCCCAGGTTGAACAGCTTGGTCAGGCCGGCGCCGGACACCGGCTGCACCGTCGCGAGTTGGCGCATCTGCGAAACAAGCACGAGCTTTTCGGTGATGGTGCGATCCCACTCCACTGGAGCGAGATACCCGCCTTCGCCGTCCGCGCCCTTGTTCAACGCTGCTTGAACGTCACCCTTCTTGAAGTGAGCGCGGAATGCGCCGGTGTACTCGGCATCCGCCGCACCCTTGCCGCCGCTGCCTGCGCCCATCTGCGCTGCTGCCAGCTTCACGTTGGTGTCATCAACTTCCCTCTGCAGGCGTGCGATGTCCGCGTTGATGTTTTCGACCTTCAGGGCCTGCAGCGCATCGGCATTGCCCTTTTTGATGTCTTCGAGTTGCTTGGTGTGTTCTTCCTTGAACGTAGCGAAGGCCTTGTTCAGAGCCTCGACGGTGGCCTTGATGTCGCCCGGGTGACCGCCGTCGGCGCGGACGGCGATCAGGCCGCGCGGAACAGGATTGCTGAACGCCTTCGTAGCGACAGCTTCGACGGCGGACGCATAGGCGGCACCGGCAGCCATGGCGGACAGAGCGGCAGCAGCCGCGAGGGAGATGAGAGTGCGTTTCATGGTTTAGACCTTTAGGGAGTTGGTGAGAGAAAGCAGCAGTGCTGCGGTTTCGCCAGCGCCCGGCATGGCGGCTTCAACGGCAGCGCCCGGCGTGCCAGTGAAAAGGGACTTGAAGGCATCGCGGCGAGCAGTGCGGGAGTGCCCCGCGCGCGCCATCGAGGCTTCGATCAGCGCGAGGGCCCTTTTTCCGCCTTGCGCCTTGGTGTCTTGGGTGATGTCGGAACGCTCGAGCAGCCCAGTGGCAAAGCCATCCTCGACGGCCTGCGCGGCGCCAATCCATGTTTCCTTGTCCATCAGCGTGGCCGTCTCGGCTTTCGACAGGCCGGTGCGCATGGCGTAGACCTGCGCCATCGCATCGTCAAACGGCCCCAAGCGTGTCGCAGCGTCTGCCATGTCGTGGCGATTTCCGATGGCGACAGCCCACGCGTTGTGAACCATCAGGAACGCCCCATCACCCATCAGGATGTCGTCACCAGCCATCGCGATGACGGATGCGGCCGAAGCCGCAAGGCCCATCACGCGAACAGTGACCTTGGCCTTGTGCTCGCGCAACATGTTGTAGATGGCCACGCCTTCGAAGAAATCGCCGCCTGGCGAATTGACGTTGACCATCACATCACGGGTGCCGATGCTGCGCAGTGCCGCGCTCATGCGCTTGGCCGTGAAGCCCTGGCCGTCCCAAGATTCGCCAATGGCGTCGTAGATTGAGATTGAGGCATCCCCTTCCGTTGCGGCACGCACCTCCGGCTGCCAGCGTTCGAGTGCGTCGGGTCGAACGTCGAACTGTGCGGCGCCCAGCCGATGGTCGGCCCGGATCTCAGGCAGGTTCAGGAGGCTCATCGTTGTTCCTTGATGCCGGCTTTTCCGGCTGGGTCATGGGGTTGCGCAGCGCATCGGTCTGCGGGTCGGCTGATTTCGGGAGGTCGGACAGTTCGCGCACTTCGTTCTGAGACATCCAGGGCGCCTGACCACCGGCGCCGAGCGCCTTGGAGAAGAAGGCGGCCTGGTCGGCGAGCGTGCCGCGCAACAGTGCACCCTCGTTGAACTTGTATTGCAGGCGGCCGAGTTGTTCTTCGGGAAGAAGACAGCGCGCGGCGGCCTGCTCCCAGGACACGAACCAATGTGAGAGCCCGTACTGGATGAAGAAGATTGCCAACTGCTGAATGCCGCTGCCCCAACTCGTGTCATCCATCATCAGGAGCGGCCTAGGCACGCCATACATGCGCGCGGCCTCCTCGATCTGGTGATTCCTGTTCTCGATCTGTTGCGATTCCCGCCCGGTGCTAGCCCACTTGTTGGCCTTGGCGTTCTCTTCCAGCAACATCCATTTGCCGGCGTTTTCTGCGCCGGCGTAGTCGCTGTTCAGCGACTCCTTCATGCGCCTGTAGGCGTTCTCGGAAAGCTCCTTCGGCACCTCGATGGCGCCACCAGCCATCACGCCGGTGCGGAAGGTGCGCGACGCCGCACGTTCCGCTTGTTCGGCCAATTCCAGGGCGTCGCGGCCCAGCTTGACGCGCGAAATACCGTTGATGCCGTCAAGCGAGAGATCGCGCAGATGGAACACCTCCTTCGCCGGCAGGGTGATCTCTTTGCCGTCCGGCGTCGTGTAGTCGTATTCCATCTGCCACGCGCTATTGAGGCGTGGCTTTGTCGAACCGCGGTCCATCGGGATCAAGCGGATCGGCCGGCTGCCCGACCAGATCACGCGCGCAAAAGACTGTCCGTCGAGCAGGGCCCGAAGCTGCATCAGGCTCTTGAACTCGATCGGTGTCTGCCAGTCGTTCGGCTTGTACTTCAGCAACCGATGCGCCGGGTTATCTGTCTGGACCTGCTTCTTGTCGTCGCTGCTCTGCAGGTTCAGCGGCAGCATGCCGATGGCCTCGGAGATCAGCGTCACGCAGCGCAGCACCGCCATGTTTCGCAGGCTCTTGTCGCCAGTCGCGCCCACGCCAGCAGCAGAGGCACCACGGATGTACTCTAGGAGCGCAGGATCGTCGAGGCCGCTGAACTCGTGGCCTGGCGAGGCCTCCGCGCGCGGACGCGACTGGTCCTCCGACGCATTCGAGCGCCGGAAGAAGTCGAGAATCTTCATTCAGTCGGTCCTTAGAGGAAACGGATTCCGCGCGTTTCGTACACGGAGGGCCCTTGAGCCTCGGGGTTTAAGGACATCAGCGTCACGGCGTTGAAAACTGCCATGAGCGGGTCGATCTTTGCGGTGCCCGAGGCCTGCTTCGTGATCACGATTGCATTGCTTCGCAGTTCCACCTTTGCGTTCCCGACGCACCAGGCCATCAGCAACTGCCCGCCATGAACCAGCACGCCTTCAGCCAGCTTGCGTTCCGTCGTCTTGATCGCGCCCGTCATGCGCCAGCCCTGGCTGATGCCGATGACCTTCTCTTGCGGCACGTCTGCCTCGACCAAAGCGTCCAGGATGCCGCCCAGTCCAGCCGGATCGCACCCGACCTTGTCCAGCAAGCCAGACGCTTCGCATCGCGCGATGATCTCGGCCACCTCGAAGACGTCATCACCGATGTTGGAAACAAGAGTCAGGTCGCCCTGCTTCGCGAAGTCAAGCAGGCGCGGTGCAATCTCCTTGCGACGCTCCAGCACGGACGGATGCGCCCATGCGTGCGTCCAAATCAACCACTGCCGCGTCACCTTGTGCCGGCCGATCACGCAGAGCCCAAGCAAGTCGTCAAGGCCACCGCCGTCGATGCCGACGTCCAACACCTCAGACCATTCGAGGAGGGATTCGAGCGTGACCGGATGCGCTGCTTTGGCGGCCTCCCAGAAATCGGCGCCTGCCCAGCGGTCGGACCGCAGGTTCATGCCGATCTCGACATTCAGGTGCTTGGCGAGGAACTCCTTGAAATCCTTCTCGCCGCCCTCCAGCGCCTGGCTGTGCAACTGCGTGATCCGCGCGATGTCCACCGAGGCGCCCCAGTTCGGGTTCGTAACGTAGGCGTTTGCGAGATCCTTGTGCGCGCCGTCGGAGAGCATCGACTCCGGAAACTCGTAGATCATCGGCAGGAACCGCGGGTCCTTGATGAACCCATCGCGCACCTTTCGCGCGTAGCTCAGTTTGTCCTTGAACACCCCTGCCGGCGGCTCGGCCGACTGCGTGGTGGCGTAGATCACGAAGCCATCGGGCCGGGATGTCAGGCCGCCAGTCGCTTCCAGCAGCATGTTCGAAGCCTTGGCCTGCTTGCCGAATTCGTGGAGTTCATCGACAAAGACGAAAGACGCCTTCTTGCCCGACACCGTATCGCTGTCTGCGGCCACCACCTTCAACGTCGCCGCGTTGTCCCGGTGCGTGATGGTGCGGAAATAGTCCTGCACCTTCAGCATCGCCGCCAAGTCATCGTCCGCCTTGATCATGTCGCGGATCGGCTTGTAGCTGTTGTCCGCGATTTCCTTCGTCGGCGACAGGATCAGCAATTCAGCAGAGGGGCGCCAGTTCAATACAAGCGCAGTCAGCATGATTCCGGCCGCGGCCGTCGACTTCATGTTCTTCTTGCTGACCATGAAGAAGAACTCATTGATCAACCGGCGGCCCGCCTCCGCGTCGTAGGCGCCGAAGATCGCACGGACCCAGTCCTTGACCCACGGCAGGCAGGCTTCCCGCATGGTCGGCTGTCCGGCGACATCGACCAGAACCAGCCCCCCGAATACCTCCCACGCCTCGTCTGCTTGCACTGCGAATAGCGGCGGTGCAACGATCAGGCTCTCGCGCGCCACGATCCTGCGCTCCCAATCGACGCAGGCGGTAGACCACTCCATCGATTACTTGCTCGCGACCAGGCGCGGTCCTTGCCGCATTGCGTACTTGCCACCAGCGGGGCGCTCAGGCGTTACGGGCTTCGCTGCCTCCGACTTCTTGGCGTGCTGGACGCCCAGCAAGGCGATTGCCGCCTTCAACTGAGCCGGGCTCGGGTCGACAAGTCCCTGCATGGCCATCGTCAAGAACTCTTTCGAGTCTTCGGTGGTCGCCGGATCTGCGGTTTTCGGCTTGCGACCGGCGCCCGGACGGGCACCACCGCTGCGTCCTTTGACACCTGTCATTTGATTTCCTTTTGATTCCGGGGCGAGTTTTGCGCGTGAGGAACCAGTCGGTTTCCCGTCGGCCGGGTTGGCAGACTTTCGAGCCCCCTCCCCCTTCGTGATGCCCCTGCGGCACGTCAGGCGGCCGGTGGAGCCACGATCTCAGCGTGCACGCGCCTTGGCCTCCCGCTCGGTCTTTTCGCGGTGGCAGGGCTCATCGCAAAGGGGCTGCAGGTTGCTCTCGTCGTTCGTGCCACCGTCGGTTAACTCAACGATGTGGTCGATGTGGTCACGGCTGGGGGACCAGGTCGCCCCGCAGTTGGCGCAGCGGTAGCCGTGGGCCAGTGCCACGCGGTCACGCTTCGCCATCCACGACCGGCCACGCTCTCGCTCTACCGTGCCAGCCTTGAGCTGCAGCATGGGTGCCCGGGTCGGGTTCAGGATGACGAGCCTGGGCTTGAGAGTGGTGAGCGCCATGTGTTCCACGCGAAACGAGGATCGATCTCCCGAGCCCCAAAAAGAAGAAGACCCGCGATGTGCGCGGGCCGAGTTGATGTGCCATTTATCGGGTTACGGCCACAGGGGTGCGGGCGACTACCGTTCGCACCCTGCTTGATAGCGATGGTGCAGTCACGAAGACACCCCGCCGTCTGCCCGCAGCGGGCGCGCTCAAGCTACGCGATTGCTCGGAGGCGAATCGAGAGCAGATCACGTGCAGCACCTCTTCTGGCTCCAAGTCGTCGACGTTTCGCATCGACTCAAGGGCCATGCTGATCACGCGAAATGAGAACGCCGCCCGAAGGCGGCTTGCAGGTCAAACTGGGGCAGGTCAATCGAGGGACTGCATGTCCTCAATAAGCTGACGAATCATGTGGTCGGCTTCGATCTCTGCGTCTTGGAGCTGTTCATTGAGGCTCCCCCGTCACTAGGAGGAGCTGCATTTGGAAGGCAGAAATCAACTGCATTTCCGACCAGTGTCCGATACCGGTAAAGCACAGCTATTTGTTCATGATCGAGAAAGACTGATGCGCCAAGAATTGCATCTCGTAGCGCCTCGCGACGAGCAGCGAGATGTCTAAAACCTTCCATGCCCTTAGATCCTGCGTGAGCTTCAGCAGCTGTCATCACCTCTGCATAGAGCCCCAGCGACGCCTTGTGCAAGGCAGTCATAGCGCCAAATTTCATGTCAAGCACTCGAAGCGCACCAGTCTTCTTGAGTTCCTGGTTTGCTTTACTTCGTTCCGTCGCAGCGATGAGGGAAACCTTGTAGGCTTCAAGCTCTTGCTGGTGCTTGGCTTTGGCAGCCTCCAAGTCCTTGTTCAACCAATGACTGATCTGCCCTCGGCACAGCCACCCGACGACTCCCAACAAAAGGGTCGTTCCAGCACTGCTGGCGATTACCGACCAGAAGAATTCCCATCCGTAGTCCATGCTCCACCTCCGCCGATGAGCATATCCTTTGAAGGTGTGAAAAAGCCGCCTCAGTGGGCGGCTTGTCTGGATACGGAGCGGAATTACTGCTCCGTGAAATCGGTGATCACCTCAGTCCCTGAGTACCGGGAGTCGGCGAACTTCGTCTGCATCATGACCCCGTACTGGCTCAGGTAAACACTCGATCCTTTCGATGGCGCACCAACCTCGCTGGTCCCCTCGCAATCAAACCAGATCGCTTGTCCCTTGATCTTCGGGTGGAGTTCAGCCGCGCTTCCAGCCTTTACGGTTGTGCACGCCATCTTGTTCCAACGGAAGTTGAACTCCTGCATTGGAAACCCGGTGGCGAAATCGACGACCAACTTGCTCCCAGGTTCCGTCAGCTTTGCCGGTTCGAACTTGAACGGCTTGATGTCCTTGACCGCTCCATCAAGGACCGTCATTTTTGACTGCGGCGACGCATTCTCTTTTTTGAGAGTCAAGACGCCGAGAAAGCTAAGAATGAAACTGCGATTGACCAGAAAGCCGTTGTTCTCAAGGGTGCGGATCTGTTGAAAGAAGCCATTCCCGAGTGGGCGGTAGCTCAGCTGGGGCGTAGTGACTGCATCAGTTGCAGCACCCAGTGCTCGATGCCGATACTCCAGCTTGAACGTGATCTCTTTGAAATTCGTCGGCCCAGGCGCACCCACCGACTTCAGCGTATCGACATATCCTGGCCGCAGCGCTTGTAGCGTGTAGTTCTTGGCAAGGAACGCGTCGGGATTCGCGTTGGCCTCTTTGACTTCGGTTGGCATCGTCCCACACCCGGTCAGTGCCAAAAGTGCTGTTGCGCCCAACCACTTCATCAAGCTATTGCTCGACTTGTCCATCCTTCTAGCTGCCAAAGATCCCAAGATATGCCTCCATCCTTAAATGTTAGGAGAAGTATCTTAGCGAGCGGCAAGACCATCCACTGCTTCCTGAATGTGACTTCGTACCGGAAGGTGGACCAGAAATACAAAAACCGCCGTACTTGCGTAGGGCGGTTAGAAGTAGCAGAGACAGCTCCGCCATCAAGGGTTGAGCTGCTCTTATTGTTCCCGGATCACCCGGGATTTGTACAGGCCAGATGATTCTAGGCCAAGAAGATCGGCCTCGTAAAGACTTTTTACTTCGCCGCTTCGGCAGCAGCAATCTTCAGGTCCAGATACCCCGCAATCTGCTTCATCGCTTCCGGCCCAGCCATCGCCTGGTGCCTTTCCATGTGAGCGACGAGCCAGTCGGCGATCTCAGCATGCTCCTTGAACAGCTTGCTCAACGACGTGCGCCCCGTGCCCTTGCAAGGCCTGCACTTCACGCCCAACGTCGTGCTACCCGGGATCACCGTGGCGCCGTGCCCAGCACACGCATCGCAGGTCGGATTGCGGTGCCAGGCGACACAGCCCTGAGCCAAGTCATAGGCCTGCACCCGGTTGAGCTTGATCTTCAACGCCCTCGCCTGCCGCCAAGCATCGTCGGCCAGGATCTCCACCAGTTCACGGGCCGCAGTGCCGTCGCCCAAGAACAGGCGTTGCAATGCCACGGCCAGCGGAAAGTCCCGGGCAGCGAGCCCCATGGCCCCCAGGACGTCGGAATCCGAACGTGTCGTGCGCTCGTTGATCTCCAGGTTCGAGGAACGAACCGCACTCGCGTAGCGCTCGATCACCTTCATGCTCGGCCCTTCAAGCTGTCGCCGATCCGCGCGGCCAGGTTTCGCCTGCTGCTGTCGACCGAGGGCCTGCCTGTCGCATCCTCCAAGCGACGCAGCAAGTCCTTCAGCTCTGCATCCGTGACTTGACCCCGCCGCTTGAGCATCTGGGCAAAGCCCGCGATGACCTCGGCCGTAGCCGCCCGATGCGCGTTCATCGTGTCGGAGAAGAAGTCCGACGCCTTCAAGTACTGCTCAAACTCTCGCATGCTCATAGGGCGTCTCCTGGTCTTGGATCGAAAACTCGACGAAGCGCAGCGGGTAGCGCCTCGGGCTGGTCCGGTACTGCATTGAGGGCTTGTCGAACCACAGGCGCAGCGTGTAGTCCTGCACACCGTCTTCGCGTTGCTTCTTGAGGATCAGCTTGGCGTCGATGCCGTCCTGTTCCTCCTGCCATTTGGCGAGCGCCTCGGCGTCGTTCGGATTCGCAGGTGCTTCGTCCTTCTGGGCGCGCCAGATGGAAAACACGTTGTCAGCGCCGTTGACGATGCCGCCCGCTCCGGCGACCTCCATCTTTCCGGGGGCCTCGGTTTCATCGCGCAGCTTGCGCGGGTGCGCCACCAGGTGGACGTGCACGTTGTGCGTCTTCTTGAACGACACGAGCTTCTGCACTGCCTCGTTCTGCTTGGTGATAGCGCCTGGTCCGTCCTGAGGGACATCGATCATCATCAAGCTGTCGATGACGAAGTGGCGCACGCCATACCGGCGAGCGGCATAGGCGAACACCTCGAGCAGCCGGTCCAGCTTCGCCACGCCAACCAGGTCGAAGAGCCACAGGCGCTCACGGAACCATGCACCGATTGCGCGGATGTATTCGCGGCTTGGGCGATCCAGGCCGCTGGCCTGCTTGTGCAGTCGCTTCAGGTGCCGCGATGCCCCCATTTCGCCGGAGAAGACCACGACGCGCTCGCCCTGCACCATCAATCCGAGCAGGATCTGATCGAGCATCAAGCTCTTGCCGTGGCCATTGATGCCGGTCCAGCAGGTGTACTCCGCCCGCCGAAAACGGAACCAGTCCAGTTCCTTGTCGATGTAGAGCGCAGGGTCGATCGGAGCACCGGTCGGTGGGTAGAACAGATCCTCGACAGCCGCGGTGTAGTCATTGGCATTGCGCAGCTCATCCGGGTCCAGCGGCCGGGCCTCTTCCATCGCGTGTTGAAAGTCGACAGCCTCTGCGCCATCGTGCAGCCACTGATTCGCATCCTTCGCGTTGAGGCGCACGCGGCGGCAGCGCTCCACGCCCAGTCGGTTGATGACCTCTGCCGCACCCTTGTCGCCAGCCTCGTCGTTGTCGAAGCAGATCAGGATGTCGTCGAAGCGCTCGAGCTTTTCCCAGTCGTTTTCGATCCACTGATGGTTGCCCGCGCCCTGGTTCACGGACATCGCCGGCACGCGCATCTGATGCAGCGTCATTGCGTCGATCTCGCCCTCGGTGATGGCGACGGTGCGCGCCTTCGGATCGATCAAATGCCAGCCGAACAGGCATGGCGCAGCGCCTGGCTCCTGACGCATGTCCTTCTTCTCGTCCACGTTGCGGTACTTGATGTTGACGAGCTCGCTGCGCTCGTCGAGGAACGGGAACACGGCGTAGGTCTTGCCGTGCTGCACCTGCTCGGCGATGCGGAACGCCTTGATCGTTTCCTCGGTCAGCCCGCGGCCGATTAGCCACTCCGCGGCGCGGGCTTTCGCGGCCGGTGCTCGTGGGCTCTCTGGTCGCCGATACGTCTTCTCGGGCGGACGCAGGAAGTCGTCACGGATGCCGAGGTAGCGCTTGATGTCCTTCATCGCCTCGGCCATGGACTGCGCGCGACAGGCCATCCAAAGGTCGATGAGGTCGCCGCCCTGCCCCGCCGCGAAGTCGGACCATACGCCCGCCTTGTGGCCACGGATGCAGACCGAGAGGCTGTCGCCGGGCTCGCCGCTGGTGTTGCCGGCCTTCCACTCGCTGCCCTTCTGCTTTCCGTTCGGCAGCAGCAGGCGCGCGATCTCGGCTGCCTGGCTGGCGAGCAGTCGCTTGATCTCGCCAGCGTTCATGCGGCCACCGCCTGCGTAACGCGCTTGCCGCCCTGGAACTCGCGGTAGTTGCCGATGTGGCAGCGCTCGTTCTGCGCCTCCGCGATGTGCGTGAAGCCCGCCACCTTCCACCACGCCACCCCATCGACGAGGGGCACGACCGTTGTCGTCGAGGCCTTCGGGCCGCCTCGATCCTGCTCCTTGCCGAGCCAACCCGACAGGAAGCGCCGGACCCCTTTCGCGGTCTTCCGCTTCGCAGGGTTGTCCTTGCACCAGATGCGAGCCCGGAGCAACTCGCCGACGACATCAACGCTCGGGTACGCCTGCTGCCACTCCTGCACGTCCGGAGCCTTCACGGCGAAATCGCTGCCATCGACCAACGGGATCAAGACCACGGTCGGCAGTGCTGCTGCGTCAGAGCCGGCTTCCGGCTCGGCGCAAAAAGAACCGTCAGGTTCTTTCTTTGGAGACGGAGACGGAGACGGAGACGGAGACGGAGACGGAGACGGAGACGGAGACGGGGCACTGCCAGAATCTGCCAGTGGCACACGGTTAGCAGCCTTGGGCAGTGCTACTGGTGTGCCCGTGGCAGTGCCACTGGCACTATTTGGCACAGCGGCAAGCAAGCGCGCTGCGTACTCGGGCATCTTCCGGGCAGCCTCGGCGCGTCCGTGCTGCTTGCACAGGGCAGCAAAGCGGGACTTCTCCGAACGTGCATCGCTGCCCGCCGCCCACGGGTTGTGCTCTTCCCAATCGTGGATCGAACGCTCACCTTCCTGACCGTCGAGAAAGCCCACGGCGACGAGGTCACGTACGAACGCGCCCTCTTCCCCTGGCCAATCGACGGCGAGCTCAATGTCCTCGTCGGTCATGCCCGTCAGCGCACCGTCGCTACGGTTGTCGGCCGCCCACAGGAACAGGCACACAAGATGCCAAGTACCGGCAACACCAGCGCGCCGAATGAGCTTCTTGGTCTTCGGATGGGCGGGAAGCCCGGTGGAGATACGTGCATCGCTGGTCATCGCCAGGCTCCCATTTCGTGATCGGTCGCCCAGCGGGCGTTACTGAAGTTGCCGCGGTGCACGCGCAACCAATAGAGGAAGTGGGCAACCCACAAGATCGCGCGGCGCATCAGTCCTCCCACTCCAGGCTGCGGACCGACTGCAACGACGACATGTGCTGGCGCGCGAGGGTCAGCACGGCATCGATGTAGGCAGGGTCAAAGCACCGCGCATCACTCGAGACGACGCGCAGCCCAGCGTGAGCCAGCACCAGCGCAAGCTTTTCCAGGTGATCGGACAACAGCCGCGACAGCGTGCTTTCCGGCATGCCAATAGCCGTCGCAATGGCCGTCTGCTTCGTCTCTCGCTGGGTGGCCTTGAGGACCGTCGAAACGATCTTTTGGGCCTGCTCCGCAGGACTGGGTGCGGCCTCGCTCATGCAGAGCCTTCCAGACTGTTCCAGGGTGCCGCCAGGTCGTTCCAGAACGTGCTGGCCGCTGCATGCTCTCTTGCTGGCGCTTCCAGGGCCGCGCTCGGAGACTGCATCCCCATGAACACACGCCACACCATGCCAGCAGCAGCCAACGACCCGGACCTCGTCCACAACAGCACGCGGACAACGTTGAGCACCAACGCGGATCCGACAGGCCGAACGCAGGCCCGGGTGACGTTGCGCACCAGCAGACTTTTAATCCGTTGGCTCGATGGCGACGTGGATGTGCGTTTCGCCGCGCAAGAGGTCGACGTAACGCGCCCGATCGCCCCGAGAAGGAGTGTGCGATGAGTGCGCACGTTATTCCTCTGCGAGGCTTGCAGTCAGCGCTGCTTCGGCCGCGGCAACAGCCGCAGTTATCTCGCGCTTCCGGCGCGCATATGCGCCTTCAACACGGTCAGCGATGCGACGGGGGAGCGAGTCGGGCCACTTGTGAACTGCGGCGTAAGACACCCCGAGGGTTTTCGCTGCAGCAGACATCGTGCCGCCCAGAAGTTCGATGGCGAGTTGCTTCTTCATGGCCTCAGTTTAACCATGCGTCACACAATCATTCAACAATTATTTCCACAACTATCCGACGGCATGCAACAATCTCAACCATGGTTAAACCAAGCACGTACAGCGACCGCCTCCGCCTAGCCCTTTCGGAACGCAAGATGTCTCCGAGCGCCCTTGCGGCTGCACTTGGCATCTCCGCCGCAGCCATCAGCAAAGTGCTCCTTGGTGGCAGCAAGACCCTGAGCGTCGAGAACCACATCCGGGCCTCTCGAGTCCTCGGCATCAGTCCGGAGTGGCTTGTCGAAGGAGATGGGGAGATGGCTGCGGGCACAACGTCGTTTCCAGCGCAAGCTGTAGCCAGCCCTGAAGAAGCAGAGCTGCTCCAGATCTATCGCTCGCTCAACGATGGGCACCAGGTCGCAATGCTCGCGATGGCACGCGGCCTCAACGGTGCGAAGCGATAGCACCCCATGTCCATAGGCAGCCGCATCAAAGAATCAAGATGCGCGATGGGCTGGAGCCAGGTGCGACTGGCCGACGAGGCAGGCGTCACCCAAAGCTCGATCGGGAACATCGAATCAGGCTTCAGACAGCGCCCGCGGGAACTGGTGTCCATCGCAAAGGCGCTTCGGGTCTCGCCGGAATGGCTGGAGACAGGCAAGGGGCCCAGGACCGAACGCGCCTCGCTCAAGCTCGTTGGCGCTGACGCCGAGCCGTCAGTGAGAGCGCTGGTGGAGTACTTGGCCGAGATCGCCGCTCAACAGCGGCCGACTCTTCGAAAGAATTTGGCCAACCTGCTGGTCGACCTGGTCGAGCATCCAGAGGACACGGCGCTCATCGAGCAGACCGTTGCGGACATCGAGCGGTTCTTCACACCGCCCTCGCTTCCGTCCGTTCGGTAGAAAGCACACGGGCCGGCCTAGTGGGCGGGCCGGCAGCAGCCCCCATTGACATTCCCCGATTGACTTTTCTCTGATGTGCCAAAATACTGGCAATAACGACTGAATCCCAACTGGAATGCTCCGGGTTGTTCATCGCTGGACCTGAACTTCCATTTCACATGTTCACTCCCAAGCCGCAGACGATCGCAAATGACATCACTGAGATGGTCAGGAGCTTAGCGCTGACCGTTGGCTCGCATGCACATGCGCGCGAGCTGGCTCCTGCCATCTTGGACGAGTGCGAAAAACTGCAGGGACTGGACGTCATCAACGCGAGCCTCCTGAAAGCCAATGTGCATGTTCTGACGGGTGACCTCGCGCGATTTGAGTACTGGATCAATAACGCGGTCGTGAATGGTGCCTCGCAGGAGCAAGTAGCCCGGGCTAGGCTGTCGGGTTATTTCCTGTCTGGTCAGATTTCAAAGAGTCGCGAACTCTTTGACGAGGTCTATAGCACCAACATTGGCAGTCCCATTGCATTTTTGAATGAGGCTGTCGCCTCTGGCTGGTTTCAGACGGCAGCCAAGGCGACAGAAGGACTCCCCGCTGGCGTTGTCCCAGAGCCGTTGATGAAAATGATCCACGCAGGTGCTGCGATGATGGACCAAGTCAAACTGACAGAAGCAACTGCCGGTTTGATTATGGATGAGGCCTATGGCTTACTCGTGTCTCAAGGACTCGTGTGGCTTGGATCTCGCCCCGAGATTACTTTCTTGAACGCTGAGCGCGGCGGACCCGCCATCTACATGGGCCTCATGTTGGCGACTACCCCGAAGCACGCAGCGGAACTCGGATGGGATCTCTCCATTCGACTGGCAGAGCGCGACTTGGACATGAAGGGCCTACTTGTCAGCTTGCAGGGCACCGTATTGGAGCCGGCTACCAAGTCAAGCTTCTTTGGTGCACCGGCCTAGATGCCGGTCAATTCCCAGGATTTCGTCATCTTTTCCCAGTCCGTCACGCCGGACGGGGATGAAATCGCGCGTCGCGTAATCGTCAGCAGAGCCTACTATGGCGCCTATCACGCTTGCACAGAATGGCACGCGAGTCTTCCCGTTGCGGGGCACGATATCGGCTTCAAAGGTGGAGCGCATCAGACCCTTGTAAACCAACTGGTCAACCCTGATCAGTCCTGCACGCGCGACATTGAGTTGCAATCCAAAGGGATCGGCTATGCACTCAGGGAACTTCGCGACTGGCGTCACGAAGCCGACTATGAGCTGCACCTGACGATTGACAAGGTGCGGGCCGAAAATGCGATCGAGAAAGCGAAATTGCTATTGCAGCGTGCAGCCGTAGGCGGTGCTCCACCTCCATCACCTCCACCAGCTCCACAGCCCCCTCCTCTGCCGCCAGCACCAGCCGCACCTACGTTGACGGCACAGGCAACACCTCGACCGCCCTTGCGCCGCCTGAAGTAGTCACGCTCCGGCGCACTTACCAACGCGAGTTGGCCTACTTGGTGTAGCGTCCTCTAAATTTCATTCTCGATTCACCTTCTACGCCGCCCTCGAGGCGGCTTTTTCATGCGCGTCGCCTGCTTGCCCCTCCCGGTACAGCACTCCCCCGATCTCGCCCAGCACCGCCCAGTCATCCTCAGTGAGGTGATCGCGAGCCAGTTCCATCCAAGCCGCCAAGTTTGCGATGGCTTCATCTAGCCCCGCCTTACTGCGCTGCATGTCGAGCAAGCCGGCGCGCTCCTCGAAGAGCGTAATGATGGGGTGAATCATCCAGCTACTGTGGACCGGAGCGGCTATCGGGGCAAGGCCTGCAGGTCAACCCTCCGCCTTGCCCCAGAAAAGGCACCCTGCTCACGCAATGTTTGGCGTGTGGATGGGTCGCTAGATTGGCTTAGAGGCGGCTGCCGCCGTTGCAGGCAACGCTTTGAACGACGTCAATGCTTGGACTTGAAGTTCAAGACTTCTGACCTTCTCCTCCAGCTCGCTCCTCTTTGCATTCCGCACGCCGAGGACGTTGTCCATCGCTGCCATGAACAGAGTGAACGGCACCCCGAATAAGTTGAATATGTGCATCAACAGAACTAGCACTTCACCGCGCGTAGGTGCCCCGGTGGAATGCCAGAACAGCCAAATTCCGAAGGTGGAGTTGACGACGAGCACGATCAAAAAGACGATCTTTATCCATCGCTTCCAAAAACGAACCAGGTGGTCGCGCTTGCTCTCTTCGAGGGCGGCAATGGGTATCGAAAGCCCTACGAGCGCGATGATTGTCCCGACGATGAAGCTGAGGAGCGAGAGATCCATGGTTGTCGTGCTGAGTGCTGTTCAGCGCGACTATATCTACGGCGACGTCCCTGCCCGCTACCACCGCCCATCCACGATGATCTGAGACACCTGAAGCTGCGGCCTCACGGGCTCCCAGTCGAACTGGAACGACACGTAGTCAGCGCACTTCGCGAGCAGCGCCTCTCCGCTGGTGCTGTAAAGGTCCGCGCAGACGACTAACTGCAGTCGCCAGTTGTGCTCTCGTGGCCACCGTGTCGTCGCCCGGATCTGGTCGACATGGCGCTTGGCCGCGAATGCAATTGCGATCGCAGCCGTCTCCCCCCAACGTCGCCTACGAAAGGCCGGAGCGATCCAGGCCTGATCCAACTCGACTTCGAGTTCGACAGCGTTCCTCCGGCCGGCGAAAGCGTCGACGACCCACGTCAGCTTGAACGAGATGAAGCCCACAGCATCGCCGTCGGCTCGCTCCGTCACGACAGCCAGCAGATCCGTGGTCACGTACGCCCGCACTGCAGACCTCGCTGAGAGCAGTTCGCTGCCGTGTTCCGAATAGAGGTCGAGGCTGGTCCCGAGCCCCCGCAGATTCGCTTCCCGCAACGGTGCGGCGCTGAGTGGGCTGATGCCCTCCTCCGTCTTGTAGGTCTCGTCGGCCTGGTGCAACGCGCGTAGTTGTCGCGCCCAGGCTCGCATCCGAGCGCACTGCCGCGTGACGATATAGACCACGCCCTCCACCTCTTCCAGCGCTTCGTCATCGTCCCAGGCAACGGGTGTCACCGCGTCGGAGTAGATCGGATCGATCGGCTTGGTCAGCCGCAGAAACAGAGGGTGGCGTCGGCCGCGAGGTTCAGGCATGCGCTTTTCTAGCGCGGATCTCCGAAAAGCTTGAACACGGGCTTTTCGGTCGTGATGATCAGACTCGTCCCGGAAGTCTGCGGCGCCGTGGTGCTCTTCTCAAAGGACCATCGGGGAGTGCCTCGCCCGCAAGGTGCCGTTTGTAGTTGCAGAAAAGGTCTTCAAGTTCAAAAGAAGAGAGGCGTCGATACGCTTTCGGCAATGTCCCAATGGCTACTGTGCGCCCGCTCACCTCAAGGTATCGCGCGCCCTCGCGGGTTCCCGCATGCAAGTACACAACGTCGGGTTCCGGCAGCTGCATGGCAATACATAGGCGTTGAGCCGTGTCGTAAATTAGCAGCTCACCGACACCACGAATGGGCCTGATTAGCTGGCCGATCAGCGTGTACAGCTGATCGAAATCCGTGCATCGAAAGATGGCATCGGACTCCCCGAGAAGCACCCGCTCTGCTCGCCGTAGCACCAGTTGAGGGATCCTCCGCTGATGCCCATTTCTCCTGCCATCCGAATCTTTCGAGAGCACTGCTCGAGCAATGCTGGCCTCAGATACACCAAGCTCAGCGTAGTGAGCGATCTCGATCTGGCGAGAGCTCCACTTCTTGAAGTGCGCGACGATTTCGCGATGAGTTGGAGGCATTTTTATCAGCGAACCAAGCTGCGCTGGACGGGCAATTTCTAAGCTCGTACTAAGCCTTCTGATCGCAGAAGACCCGAGGTGAGTATGCGAGCGATCGGAGCTATTCCAGTAATGACTTTACCGGCTGAGAGCCGAACATTCTCAAACGTATGGATCGCTGGCTGGCCCTGGTACTCAAAGAATGTGACCGCCCTGAAAGGGTCCGGCACGAAAAGAACATGACGCTCGCCATCTTTTCTCGGCGTTACATCGACCAGACCTCCTTCTGGGTCACGCCAAACTGAATGAAATTCGGCCTCGACAAAGTTCGCTGATTTCGCTTGCCAAATTACCCACCCGGCGATGGCAGCGCCGCCTGGATTTCGCTTCCACTGAGCCCAGACGTTTACGTGGCATTGGGCGATCTCCGGCGCGAAGCCACAAGGCGCGGTGAACTCCAACCAGCGTGCATCGCTCGATGCAACGCCCAGTACGTGAAACAGCTGAAGGACTGCGTCGTCCAAACTCTTCGGAGTAGACCCAACCATGTTGATTGGTTCAGGTCTCGGTCATGGAGAGATGAACCACGTGCCATCCGGACGCTGCTCGTAGCAAATCGCGCCGGCCGCATTGGCACGAACCAACTGAAGGCCGCCAACAGCGTCGTTGCGGTTTTGATAGCCCTCGCCTCCGATCGCGATGGTGCGACCATTGTCAGCGATCATCCGCCAATACCACTGACTGTTTTGGGCAGACTTGAATAGTTCGAACTTCATCCGGGGCTCCTCTGCGATCAAGCTTTCGCTCCTAGCAGTGTGGCCGATCTGCCTCGCTCTTCTGCCATGGGTTTCTCCCGTGGCGCATGGCCGCGGGCTTGGTATCGCAGTCCCCCGATTTCGTGCGACTTCCCTCCTGTTGGTGGCAATAGCTCGAGCATTGAGGACCGAAATCGCATTGGCACACCTTTCAGTGAGGGATTTTGAGTCCCCTGCGGTCACCTCCAGTGGACGGACAGACCACCACGTCGAAGAGCCCCGAGACGACGTGTCGCTGCTGCTTGAGCGTGAGAGGGTTCACTCGACCTGCTCCCGTCAATCAATCGCACTCGCCCTCCCCACGAATAGAAGAATCGCTCGATCGCGTGGTGGATACCAGAGTCCGTGACTTGGACCTCAATCTCAACTCGTAGTGGCTGCATGATTTCTCCAGCTGCGCGGGATGCGCGTCACGAGTGTCAGTGCCGTCGCGGCTGTCATGTATCCCTTCCATTGCTCAGGCACCGCCGCTTCTGCCGCGGGCGCCGGCGAGGAACGTTCGCCCGGCCTCTCAGCCCCCGCATCAACCATAGTGAGCCCTCGGTCGTGTTGATGGCAACATCACAGGTGTGATTGCCCTTCGGTAGTCTCAGGATCACCATGGACGAGGCATTTTTGAGAAGGCATGACGAGGCTCGACAGAAGGCAGGAGCCGCGGCCTTGCACGAGACTCTGTCGATGGGCTTACCGCGCAGCATCGCGTACTCGCAATCCTTCGGGTCACTCGGAGCCACAAACGTCAAGGTGGTTCTCAGCACCACTGAAGCCCTCCTGAAAAAGCACGGGGATGAACTGCCGTACGTGCTTGCCGCAGCTGTTCGAGACAGTTGGTTCGCAAACTGGAGCGGCGCCTGCTACATGACGTTTGCGCAGCTAGGCACTATGGAGATCGGCTCGGGAGATTGGTCTGGCGAGCTATTTGGAGAGTTCGAAGGCTGGGCATTCGCGCTCTATAACGAACTGTCCAACGTCGATAGGGCGCCTGAGCGAGCCAAACTCCTAGCAGATCTTCCGCTCAAGGCTCCCCCGGACAACTCCAGCATCCTGCTCGCCATGGCGATCTCTTGGTTCAATAAGGCTGCGACGGAGATCGCGGCGGGGCGCCTTGAACGAGGACTCAATTGGCTGGCGGAAGCTCACGAGGCTCTGGTTCTAGAGCGCGGTGACGAGATGTGGAACGCTGGCGTCGCCCATGCAAACGAGGCGGCTGGTCAGCAAGCAATGATTAGCGCACGCAGCGCGCTGGCGCGAACAGCCGCAGCGGCTCGACATGCAGAGAATCGCGCTTTCAAGCAGGATGTTTTCTCCTGGTGCGACAAGAACATGGGCAAATTCAAAAGCATGGACGCCGCGGCAGAGGCCATCGCCGGGAAAGTGGTCTCAGTGACATTCAGAACCGCTCGAGATTGGATTGCTGAATGGAAAAAACTACGCTCTGCCGGCACAGCGTAGGTTCTACCTGCACGATGTAAGGCGTACCGGCGCGCCGGCTTCTGTTCGGCGCGGCAAGCCGCGATAGTCCATTCACACCGCAGCGCATTGAATGCACCGGTGATGCAAGCGCGACAGGTGGCTTTCCTCAATACCACACCTTTCGAATTTACCTAGAAGTTGAATAAAAGTTCGAGGAACATTACTCGGCGGTGTGGTTCTGATTTATGCAAATTCTTTGTTGACAACAACTACGCCCTTAATATGCCTACGGAGACGCATCGAGACCGAAATTTCCCTCGCAAAAATGCGATAGCCCCAAAGCGTCAAAGACACCTTGGGGCTATCTGAGCACCTGAACCCGAAAGAACTGGCACCCGTCTGGGGAGACGAGGAAAAGTTTAACCGGGTCCGGGGAGTGTTGGCCGCTTACTTGAAAGCAACCATGACCTGTGACAGTAACCCTGCCCCGCCAGCTGACAAGCTGCTGCGGCTCCCTGAAGTCCTCACCAAGGTGCCCATCGGACGGGCTTCCTGGTGGAAAGGCGTCAAGGATGGCCGCTACCCCGCCGCCATCAAGCTCGGCCCGCGCACGAGCACCTGGCGCGCCTCCGACATCGACAAGCTGATCGCCTCCCTCTAGGCGGATCAACCATGAACACCATCTTGACGGGACACCGTCGGCGGAGCGCTGGGCGCCTAGGGGAAACCCAGGTGAACTGCTTCACCCTGATTTTGCCGGCGATCGCAGCCAACCTCCTGGGCATGCAAGCCGACTTCCCCCGCATCAGTGACTTTTCAGCAACTCAAAAGTCGCTCTTCAGTGCGTCGCAATTTCCGATGAAGAGGCCTAGCCTTCGAGAACTGAACGAAACGGAGCGCCTAGAAACAACCCGGGAGTTACTCAGTACTGACTGTCTCTCAGGGCTTGGGCTTGGGCTTGCGGGCGGGCGGCGTAGTCGCGCCCCCAGCGACACTCGAAACTTCGTCAGGCAGCGCTGCGGTCTTATCGGCTCTGCGGTCGGCATCTCTTTGGGGCAGCGATTTAGCCCAACCAGGTCCAAGAATAGCTGTTACTTCCTCAACAGAGCCAATCAGCCGGTTGATGTATTCCGTCAACGCGGGAGCGCCCGCAGCAGCAAGCTTTGTGTCGTCGTCCGTTGCTTTGACGGCTTTGGCGAGATCAAGCATCGGAGCCTCCAGGCTCTCGCCAACCTCGGGATGGTTATGCCGAATCGAAACAAAGTTCGCAAGCGTTCGCAGCAAGATGACATTTCCGCGCAGCAGCTTGACGGTGAGGTCGTTTTCAAAAGATTTGCCGACTCGATCAACAAGTTCGGCGTTGTAGCTCCGCCCGCTTTTCTGAGCAGCCTCATGCACGGCTGCGTGCAGATCAGGCGGCAGCCTGAGCGCAGTTTTCACGAAATCTTTTTGGTCGATGCTGGTAGCCATGCCTCCATGATAGTCCCTTCGTCGCGCCCAGATATTGCCTCCATGACGGAAGCACTGTACATTCCTTTAAACGCCTCCATGATGGAAACACCAAAGTGAGCACACAGAAAGACTTCGTGAAGACCGCGCTGCGCCTTCCTCCCGACCTTCACGCCTCGCTGCACGAGTCGGCCAAGGAAAGCGAGCGCACCTTCAACGCCGAAATCCTCCACCGCCTGCGCTCGACCTTCAAGGGAAAGCGCCCCCAGCAATCCGCCACGTCGAAAGGACCCCAGTGAGCATCGCCAACCTCGTCGATGCGGGCCTGGTGAAGAGCGTGATGTCAGGTCTTCTTCTTCGCGGCTCTGTGCGCGTCAGCCTCTTCCTGAGAGACGACCTTAATCCGGCCCGAGGCGACCCCTTCGCTGATGCTTTCACGAAATCGGGTGAGGTCGGCAAGCGCTTGCGAAATGCCGGTCTCCAAGATCTCGTTCCCTTTGCCGCGGAATTCAGCGACAAGGTCGGCCAACTTCGGATCGTCCTCGAAGAACGCATCGGGCAACTTTTCGATGACGGCCGACAGAGTGGTCAGATATTGCAGGCTTCGCATGCGGTCCTTGATCGCATTCATCTCGTGCTTGGCCGCAGCTCTTTCACTCTCCATCAGCCGCGCTTCAAGTCCTCTTATCGCATCAAGGTTTGCGAAGCTGGCCTCAAGCCGATCAACGATCTCAGCGTTCATCGACCGTCCTGCGGCTTTCGAGGCCGCCTCTATCCGCTCCTTCAACTCGGGCTGCAGTCGCAACCCAAAGGGAGGTATATGCGCCGTCGGCGGACGCCCAATCTCTTTTTTTGCCATGACTACATGATGCAGCAAAAATCTCTTGCATCAGCGACTACATCATGTAGTATTCATTGATCGCTACATCATGTAGCCAAGGAGCTGTAAATGGAAGGCAACTCAAAGCTAGCGCCCTCTCCCGTCCGATTGCCGCCAGAGCTCAAGGCCTGGCTGAAACACCAGGCGATTGACAACCATCGATCCATGAACAGTGAGGTGATCGCCCGCCTCGAAGAATCCCGCGTCCGGCAAGGCGTGGCCCAGCAACCCAGCAAGTAACCCAGGAACCCTGACCGTGACCATCAACATCGCTATCAACTCGCGCCAGGTCGGCGACGAGCTCACGCCCACCATCAACGGCCGCGAATTGCATCGCGAGCTCGGCGTGGGCAAGGACTACACGTCCTGGGCAAAGGCCCAGATCAAGCGCGCTCACTTCGAAGAAAACCGCGACTTCGTGAAGCTCACCCAAAAGGGTGAGCTCTCGACGACAGGCCAAACGCTGACGGAGTACCACTTCACCGTCGAGGCCGGCAAGCACATCGGCATGCTCTCGGGTACGACCAAGGGTCGTGAGGTGCGGGAGTACTTCCTGGAGTGCGAGCGCCGTGTGAAGTCTGCGACGGCCCCTGCCGTCCGCGACGCGCGCACTGCCGCGCTGATCGATGCCTTGGTGCGCCAGGATGCGCTGGAGCAAGAGCAGGCCCGACAAGCCACCGAGCTCGCGCGCTTGCAGGAGAACGTCGCCGTGATCGAGGCACGCACGCAGCCCGAGAACAAGCATTTCACCGTTCTCGGCTACTCCAATCTGATCGGGCGCCCTGTTGATGCCCGCACGGCCGCGAACTTCGGCCGTAAGTGCGCAGCCTTGTCACGCGAAAAGGGCTTGGTCATCGGCGACGTACGCGACCCGCGCTTCGGCACCGTGCACAGCTATCACGAGTCCGTCTTGCAGGAGGTGCTCGCACCTACGACCACGAACTAACCCACAAAAGGCGAAGCCCCGACGGCGGCAACCGTTGGGGCTTCTGTGACCCGAGAACCCTGACAAGGAACCTGAATCATGGGAAATGTTAGCACGCGCCCACAAAAAAGCGCAACACCTGTCACCGCTGCAGTAACAGCGGTGGCTCCGCCGCCTCACCCGCCCTCATCTCCGCACCCCGCGAAGGCTGAAGCCGAAGACAGCGAGCACCTGCTCGATCTGTTGCAGCAAGCCGAGACGATCTCCGGCCTTCTGGGGCACAACTTCGGCGGCGATGGTTCGTTTGACGAACCGAGCGCCGCCCCCGGCCTCCATGGCATGGTGCAGTGCGTCGCTGACCTGCTCATTGCAGCCAAGGCGCACGCTGTCGGGCCGGAAGTCCCGAAAGCAGCTCAAGCGGCAATCCTGTACGCCAGCTCGCTCGCCGAGCATTTGGACGCGCAATCTCGCGATGACTTGCACGACGGAGAGCGCGGCTTCCGCCTGGGCGACCGCTATCTTTCGATGTGCTACTGGACGGTCGAGAAGCTTGCCCTGCGCGCATACGAATCGCTGACGACAGCGGAGGTGCAACAATGAGCGCCGTCCTCGACAAGCCCCGCGCAAAGGTTGCGTCGGCCCCGGCAAAGACCGCTGTCGCCGTCCGCAAACCCGAGACCTCGATCGCAGACATCCGCGCCTGGATCGTGTCGGCAGACGAGAAGCTCGAGATGGCGTATGACGCCGCAGAAAAGGGCGAGTCGGTCGACGTGCTCCTGGATCACATCTGCCACTCGGTCATGCTGGAGCCGGTTCGCGTCATCCACCGTGAAGATCTGACGCAGGCTGACGCCCAGCACATCTACGACAGCCTGTTCCCCGCACTGGCCTGCATCCAAGGCGCCATCAAGCTGGCTGACGGCATGGTCTTGCAGCACACGCTGGAAGAAGCCTTCGAGTTGCTGGATACCGCGCAGACGGCTCTCGATCCGGTGAACGAGGCCGTTCGCTCCCTCGCTGAAGGCGGCACCGAACGCGACGAGCATTCGCCGGATCACCCCCACGCGGCACCTATCGCCGCGCCCGTCGAGAGCGAACGCAACGACGAGGACTTCGATCCCTACTGCCTCATGCTGCAGGCTCGCGACGTCGCCGAGGCCGCGTTCCATGAAGACGGCTCGGACGCCATCTGGGGGCTACATAGCTTGATCGAGAAGACGGTCGGCAAGGTGTCCGCAGTCGTCGAAGCAGAAAACGCAACGGATGAGGATGTTCGCAACGATGCAAGCGCCGACCTTGCGGGTACGTTGGCAGTCGTCAACGCGGTGAACAACGACACGCTCGACAACTCGCTGCTGTATGGCGTCGCATCGCTCATCCGCATGGCAAAGTGGCAGATCGACACCGAGATCGACCGTCTGGCTCGCGCACGCCTGGAACGAGGTGCAGCATGACCACCACCGCTCCTGCCAAGCCAGCGCTGCGTCTGGTCCCCAAGCCTCCGAGCACCATCGACGCCGACCTGGTTGCCTTCAACGTCATGGAACACATCGACGTGAACTTCCCGTCCATGTGGCAAGCGGCACCTGTCGAAGCTCGCTCAAGCATTCGAAATGCTGTCGTACGAGCGGTCGTCGCAGAGGCTTCTCGCGGCGGAGCGTCGACATGAAGAACCTGCTCCAAGAGCTGCGGCAATGCAACCACAGCGATCCGAACCACCGACGCACTGGCGCCGGCAAGTGGGTCACTGTGAACGTGCCGGCCGAGCTGTGGGCAAAGATTCAGGCCGCCAGCGAGCAGGCTGACCTCCGAGGTCCGCGATCCTCGGTCCCCACGCAAAAGCCCCGCCTACCACCCGTCCAGACCCTGCAGGCGGCGCTCATACCCGACGCACTCTTGCGCATCGACGTCGTCGAACATCTCACGGGCCTCGGCGAATCGACGATCCGCCGAAAAATGGCCGCAGCCAACTTCCCGCAGCCGATCAAGAACGGCGCGCGATGTACGCGCTGGCGCGCTGGCGACGTGACGACCTGGTTGCGCGCGCAAGGTGTCGCAGCGTAGGCTGCCACTACTCTTTGCAGCAACAGCGCACAGGCAATTGGGTTCCCCCGGCCGGATCATATTCGGCCTCGGTGCTCTCTCGCAGTGCACCTACTCGCTCTGAGATCGCATCGAAAGCAAGTACATCCAATGCGGGGGAACAGACGGGGGAACAATTAGAACTCCTACGAAGAGAATCGAATGCTGGCGCGGCCTACAGCTCGCCCTTCAATCCCCTCCGGCCACCACTTCCCCCTGTCACCCACTTCCTGATCGAATGTCCGGAAGCACTGCCTCCCCATCCGCGGGACCCACAAACGCCTCTTCTGTCGCCCCCCAGGCGACACGACCCACCGGTTCCCGTGGACTCCCACAAAAGCGGTATTTGGTTTGCAGATCGCTCCGCTAGATTCGGCCGATCACAAGACCGAGGAGAACGTCATGACGATGGCGACCACCGCACGAGAACCAGCGCCCGTTTCCAATTCCATGCACAGAGGGCACCAGCGCCCCAGGCAGGCGATCCGGCTTCCGCACCCTTTCCTGTCGGCACTCATCCTCAGCGCCTGTGTGCTCGCCGCCCCGATGGCAGCGCAGGCCCAGGTCAATCCCGAGATCGCGAATTGCCTTGAGCTCAAGGACGAAGCCACGGTCACCCAGGCCGACCTTTGCTCGGCCCACATCGGTTGCCGTTTCGTGCTGAGCGCGCAGAAGACCTGCGCGCGCGCCAAGGGCTACCTCGAGCGGCTGCAGACGGCCATCGGCGAAGGCACGCGCAACTTCTTCGGCTTCTACCGCAAGGAGGTCACGCCCGATGCGATGTTCACCGCGGTGCTCGGCGGCGATGACCGCGAGAACGAGCGCAAGCTCGGCGGCCTGGCGCAGCCGCAGCGCCTGTCGCAGGAGATCGGGGCGCGCGTGCGCGAGGTGGGCACGGGCGACATGCTGTCGGGCAAGAGCAACGGTGACACGACCTGGGTCTACTACGGGCAAGTCAAGGACGGCAAGGCAGACGGCACCGGCACACGCATCTTTTCCGACGGCGAGATCCAGCGCGGACAGTTCAACGCCAATCGCGTGCATGGCGCTGCGGACATGCTGTATGCCCCCAACGGCAATCGCTACGTGGGAGAGGTGGCCAGCGACAACCGCGAAGGACAAGGCGTGCAGGCGCTCAGGGACGGATCGACGCGGTCAGGCACCTGGAGCAAGAACGCATCCTTCCAGGGTACTTTTTCGCGCGCCGACGGTACACGTTTCGAAGGAAGCATGAGCACCAACTGGCGCACACAAGGACGTGAGTACCGCGCCGATGGCACGCTGGCCGAAGAAGGACGCTACGAGAACGGCAAGCTGTCGGTGGGCACGCAGTACGACGTGGCCGGTGTCCGCACCGAGGTCAATCTGCCGGCCGCGCGCGAGGCCGCCACCCGCGAGGCCGCCGAGAAGACCAGGCTCGCAGCAGAGGCCGAGAAGCAACGCAAGCGCGAAGAGGCTGCACGCGCCGAGCAGCAGTTCCAGGCCAGCCTGCAAAACATGAACCCCGGACAGCTGTTCGCGCGCGCCGACGAGCTGAACGCCCAGGGCGACCGCGCCCGCGCGCGCGAAGTGCAGCGCACGTTGATGAGCCGCTTCCCCGACCATCCGCTGGCAGCCACGACGGCGCGGCAGATGACGGGTGAGTCGGGCGGCAGCACGGCCGCGGGTGGAGGTTCGTCGTCAGGGGGCACGGCCAACGCGGCCAGCCGCCCTGTCGGAACGCGCGTTTCCAGTCAGACCTGCGAAGCCATGAAGCAGTCGGTCATCGCGACGAAGGTCGCACCCAATGCCTCGATCACCGCCAGCCAGGAAACGGTGATGTTCATGACGAAAACAGTGCTGGACATGATCGCCGCCAACTGTCCCACCGAACCCGGCGTGACACCCGCCCAGATCGCCGCGGAACGCCAGACGCGCCAACAGCAGTACGCTGCCGCCGAGAACGCCTGCAATGCCGTGCAATCCGGCGGGCGCCGGTGCGTTGCGCAGAATCATTTCGGGCCCGGCCGTTGAGGCCCTTGGCCCCTGGCCGTCAGAACAAGGGAAGGACCACCTGGCAATGAGTCGTCGCTGAAAGAATGGCACGGGCAGCGGACGCCGACCCTGGCCGCTTGCGCCTTCAGCGTGTCTTGCCACGCAGCCTGGTGGTCAAGGTGTACCAGCCGTGCTTCATGATGAGCAGCGACAGCACCCCCAGCACCACCGGGACGATGATGTACTCGGCCATCGAAGGCAGGTCCGTCATGGCGGTTCGCGACTTCTTGATCGTGTCCCAGACGGCGAAGGCGCCCATGGCGAAGCCCCCCAGGAGACTGAAGACCGCATCCGTGAGGAAGCCGAACCAGGCCGCGAACCTGGACAGCGGCACGGCGCCCGGCCAGTCCAACGCCAGCCACACAAGGCCCAGCACGAGCAAGGCGACCATGGCCACGAACCAGGCCACGAGCCCGTAGACAAGCAAGGGCACCATCGAGAAAAAGGCTGCGGACATGGCGGCCATCAGTGCCTGTCGGCGACAGCGGCCTGTGCACGCGCGGACAACGGCACGCCCGGCGGCAGCAGCGCCAGCGCCTGCGCCCCGCGCGCCGCCGTGCCCACATTGGCCACGAAAGTCCGCCGCGCGTCATGGAACTCGAAGATCAGGTTGAAGGTGCCATAGGCCTCGCGCACATCGACCTGGCGGATGTCCGCGAAAGGCCGCTCGCGCTGGCGCAGCACGCGGTACACCAGCTGCTCGCTTTCGATGCGCAAGACAGGGTTCAGGCTGTTGGTCGCCAGCGCCACCCACGGCAGTCCGCGCAGGCCGGTGAAGGTGGCCACGACGGGCAC